CTCCCTTTTTTTATTCTTTTTGATATATAATATTGAAGACGCCTTTTGGGTCTTTTATAAACTCTCGCTTTTTAAGGAGAATTAAAATGTTTAATACAACAACTATAAAGCACTATACTTCCAGTGGACTTGAAAAGTTAATTCAAGATATTGAAAAGAATTCAATTGGTATGGATGAATGGTTACACCGATTTGGAACCCTCCACGAATCATCCACCAATTATCCACCTTATAATTTAATCAAAGAAAGTTCAACTGAATTTACTTTGGAAATTGCTCTTGCCGGATATAAAAAAGAAGATATTGAAGTAACTACAGAATGGAATAAACTTTTTGTTGAGTGCAAAAAAGCACCAACAGAATATGAATATGTGCATAATGGAATTGCTCGAAGAGCATTTACTCGAACCTGGACTCTTTCGGACGATGTAGTCGTTGGTGATGTTTCTTTTGTTGATGGATTGCTCACGGTTAAACTAAATAAAGTTATTCCAGATCATCAAAAGAAAAAGGTTTATGATATCCTTTAATCAGTTTATGGAAATTATTCAGGAAAAAATTGGAGATTTTGGAAATCCACCTCTACCAACTCCTGAAAATTGTTACGGAAAAACTGTAAAATATGCCATGGTACCTAATAAAAAGGTGTGTGCTTTTAAGAGAAAAAGAGAGTGAAATAAATAGTATTGCGACCCCTCTTACATTGTCGGCGCAGGGAGAATCATCTGGCAAAACCAGATTGACTTCTCCCCTTTTTTTTGCTAAAATTATGAGAGAGGAGATGATCTAAATGTCAATCAAGTTAGCACTGCTAAAGTCTGGAGAAACAATTATTTCTGATGTAAAAGAATTGTTTACAGGAGAAGATGAATTTCGTGGATACTTATTCAATAAACCACATAAAATTGAGACTCGGAAAACACTTCTTCTCACAGAAGAAAATGAAACTCCAAGAGGAGATCTAGAGGTATCACTATCTCCCTGGATTATTCTTACAAGCGATGAACAGATTCCAATTTCTCCAGATTGGGTTGTAACCGTTGTAGAACCAATTGAAACAATTAAACAAATGTATGAGGAAAAATTAAATGGAGAAACAAGTCAAGTGTCTTTTACTTAATGTAGATAATGTGATTATTACTGAAGTAGTTGAAGTTTATCCAGAAGAAATTGGAGATCCTGATTGGATGTTAATTAATCCATGTAAAATTGATGCAGAAGGCAATCTAACCTCATGGCCTGATATGACGGATCAGAGAAAGATGAAAATTCATTCTGATAAGGTTCTTACTAGCGTTGATCCTAAACCTGAAATTATTGAAAAATATCTTGAACTGACAAAATGAGATTCTATACAAATGTAAAGTCCATTGGTGATTATATCTTTTATCGAGGTTATGATGATGGTGTAGAGATTAAGGATAAAATTAAATATCAACCAACTCTGTATGTCCCATCAAAAATTAAAACTGAATATAAGACTCTTAATGGACAATATGTTTCTCCTATAAATCCAGGAACAATTTCTGATACTCGTAAATTCATTGATCAATATAAAGATGTTAGTGGATTTGAGTATTACGGTAATGAGAGTCCAATTTATCAATATATTTCTGAATTATATCCTAATGATACAATAGATTATGATATTTCTCAGATTCGTTTGTATGTTCTAGATATTGAAACTACTGCAGAACAGGGTGTCATTGATGCTCAGGAGGCAGGTGAGGAAATTCTTCTAATTACAATTCAGGATTATAGTAAACAGATTACTTACACATGGGGTAGTAGACCTTTTACCGAAAAACTCGACAATCACATTTATTACGAATGTGATAATGAAAGAGTTCTTCTACAAAAATTCCTTACATTCTGGGAAAATGCATATCCTGATGTTCTAACAGGATGGAATATTGGTGGATTCGATATTCCATATATCATTAATAGGGTTGAAAAGAACTTTGGTGAATCTGAAACTAAGAGACTCTCTATTTGGAAAAAAATTACATGTAGAGAATATACTGTAAAGGATAAAGTTGTTTTTGATTATGATCTTTTTGGTATTACTATTTTAGATTATCTTGAACTCTTTAAAAAGTTTGCCTATATTAATACTGAAAATAATCGTCTTGATACAGTTGCAGAAGAAGTATTGAATGAAAGAAAACTAGAACATGACGAGTTTGAAACATTTAAGGATTTTTATACCAAAGATTTTAATCTTTTCGTCAAGTATAATGTTCAAGACTGTAATCTGATTAGTCGATTTGAGAAGAAACTGAGTCTCATTCAATTGGCATTTACTCTTGCATATCAGGCAAAAGTGAATCCACAAGATGTCTATTATCAAGGTAGAATGTGGGACGGAATCATATATAATTATCTGATTAAAGATAAAATTGTAATTCCATCCAAAAAAGGATCCGAAGAAAAAACCGAAAAGTTCAAGGGTGCTCATGTAAAAGAACCTCAAATCGGAAAGTTCAAGTATGTCTGTAGTTTTGACCTTGCTTCCCTGTATCCTTCTTTAATTCGAACATATAACATTAGTCCAGAGACTTTAATTGAAGAAAGAAATGATTATGTTTCAATTAATTCAATCATAAAAAATAAATTTCAGGTTAAACCAGAACACTCTGATTATACAATTTGTTCCAATGGATCAATGTATAGCAAAAAAGTTCAGGGATTTCTTCCAAAAATTATGGAAAAGATGTTTAATGAGCGAAGCGTTTACAAGAAAAAAATGCTTCAGGCGCAATCTTTATATGAAAAAACTCCATCTGTAAAATTGGAAGAAGAAATTTCAACTTATAAGAATTATCAACAGGCATTAAAGATTTGTCTTAACTCTGCCTTTGGTTCTCTTGGGAATCAATATTTTCGTTTTTATGATATTCGAAATGCCGAAGCGATTACATATTCAGGTCAATCTGTAATTAAATGGATTGAGAGGGATTTGAATTCCTATTTGAATAAAATTTCTGGAACCGAGGATGTTGATTTGGTACTTGCCATGGATACTGATTCATGTTTCTTAAATTTTGAACCAATCGTGAATAAGATATTTAAAGATAAGAAACCTACAGAATTAGAAATCATAAATTTTTTGACAGAAATTTGTGATGGTGTAATGCAGGAATTTATTGATAAATCTTTTGATAAATTATGTCAGATTACAAATTCATATCAAAATTGTCTTCACATGAAGAGAGAAAAGATTTGTTCTTCTGCTCTTTGGAGAAAGAAAAAGAATTATATTCTGAATGTCTGGGATAATGAAGGTGTAAGATATGCCGAACCTAAAATTAAGATGTCTGGAATTGAGGCAGTTAAAACATCCACTCCTTCTTATTGTAGAAATGAAATTAAGAATGCCATCAAAATTATCATGAATGGCGAGCAAGATGAACTCATTGATTATGTAAGTAAAATTAGGGAAGAATTTTATAATCTTTCACCAGAGCAAATTGCATTTCCAAGAGGAATTAGTGACATTAGCAAGTTCTATTCAAAAGAAAATATTTTTACAAAAGGGACTCCAATTCATGTAAGAGGATCTCTTTTATACAATCATTACATTAAAAAAAAGAAGTTGACTACCAAGTATTCTTTAATTAATAATGGTGAAAAAATTAAATATATCTATCTCAAAAAACCAAATACAATCAATGAGAATGTGATTTCTTTCATTCAAAAATTCCCAAAGGAATTAGGTCTTGACAAATATGTCGATTACGACTTACAATTTGAGAAATCATTTCTAGAACCACTTAAAAGTTTAGTGGAGATTATTGGTTGGAAAACCGAAAAGACAACAACATTAGAATCGTTCTTTATGTGAGTATAAAAAAATGGCAATTAATAAAAAAGCAAATAATGAGAAAAAAGTAAAATCTGAATTAAGTTTTCTAGATGATATTGTAAAAGAGGTTGGTGGTGAATATGCACAACTGGCATCAAATATTGATGAAACTGAAACTTATGTTGATACGGGTTCTTACATTTTTAATGCATTGGTTTCAGGTAGCATATTTGGTGGTGTATCTGGGAATAAGATTACTGCTATTGCTGGAGAGTCTAGTACTGGAAAAACTTTTTTCAGTCTCGCCGTTGTTAAGAATTTTCTCGATAATAATCCCGATGGTTATTGCCTCTATTTTGATACTGAATCTGCCGTCAATAAATCACTCCTAGTATCCAGAGGAATTGACATAACCAGAACTGTTGTTATAAATGTTGTTACTGTAGAAGAATTTCGCAGTAAGGCACTTAAAGCAGTTGATATGTATTTGAAAAAAGAGCAAGATGAACGCAAACCTTGTATGTTTGTACTAGACTCTTTAGGAATGCTTTCAACAAATAAGGAAATCGGAGATGCTCTTGCCGAAAAAGATTCGAGAGATATGACCAAAGCGCAACTGATTAAAGGTGCTTTCCGAATGTTGACTCTTAAACTTGGTCAGGCAAATATTCCAATGATTGTGACAAATCACACATATGAAAGTATGAGCATTTATAGTGGAAAACAAATGAGTGGAGGATCTGGATTACAGTATGCATCTTCGACAATCATTTATCTTTCAAAGAAGAAAGAAAAAGATGGAACCGAAGTTGTAGGAAATATTATTTGTGCTAAAACTCAAAAGTCGCGCCTAAGTAAGGAGAATCAAAATGTTGAGATTCGTTTGTTTTATGATGAACGCGGTCTGGATCGATATTATGGATTACTTGAACTTGGTGAGGAAGCGGGTATGTGGAAAAATACTGCAGGTAGGTACGAAATTGATGGTAAGAAAATTTATGCAAAAGAAATTCTGAGAAATCCAGATCAGTATTTTACAGAAGAAGTGATGCAAAAACTTGATGCAGCCGCAAAAGAGCAATTCTCTTATGGTTGAATTAAATGATCTGATTAAAATTCATGATAATGCACTAGAACCCGAAATATGTGATTATTTAATTTCTTTATTTGAGCAGTGTTCTGATAAGCAAGAAAGAATTGAAAACGATTCAAAACCAAATTTCACTCAGTTTAATTTCACAGAAAATCGTAATCTATCTACAGAGACTAATGAAATTCATAATTTAATTATTAAAAAAGTCTTTGAATACAGAGATTTATATTATGAATTTATAGACAAAAGAGTTTTTCCCGAAGAACACGCATTTGAACAATTTAGAATTAAACGATACAATCCAGGTGGAGATGATTGGTTTGATACTCATGTGGATGTAACTAATCATGAATCATCCAGAAGATTTTTATCTTTTATGTGGTATCTTAATGATGTTGAGACTGGTGGAAATACTATTTTTGATGGTATGATGATTAAACCCAAAAGAGGTACTCTTGTGATTTTTCCTCCATTATGGATGTATCCACATAGAGGTGAACCTCCATTAAGTGGACCAAAGTATATCATGAGCGCATATTTGCATTATAAGTAATGGAACGACTTGAACACACTATTTTACGCAATTTAATTTTCAATGAAGAATACTCGCGCAAGGTTATACCTTTCATTCAACCAGATTATTTTGAGCAAAAGACCGAAAAAATCATTTTTGAAGAGACTGTTAAATTTATTGCCAAATACGGTACTTCGATTACACTGGAAGCACTGAATATTGAGTTAGAATCCAGAACAGATCTTAACGAAACTGAAATCAAAGAGATTCGAAATACATCAAAATCGTTTAATGATTTTCCAGTCGATCTTCAGTGGATGTTGGATACCACAGAAAAATGGTGTAGAGACAGAGCAATCTATCTTGCTCTAATGGAATCAATTCATATTGCCGATGGAAATGATGAAAAGAAAAATCGTGATGCCATTCCAAGTATTCTCTCGGAAGCACTTTCTGTAAGTTTTGATGATAATATTGGACATGATTATTTTCAAAATTATGAAGAACGATTTGATTATTATCATCGAAAAGAGAACAGAATTTCTTTTGATTTAGATTATCTCAATAAAATTACAAATGGCGGTCTCCCTAATAAGACATTAAATATTCTTCTTGCTGGACCTAATGTGGGTAAGACATTGGCAATGTGTCATATGGCATCCTCATTTTTACTTCAAAATAAAAATGTTCTGTACATTACATTAGAAATGGCAGAAGAAGAAATTGCAAAAAGAATCGATGCTAATATTTTGGATATTTCAATTAATCAATTTGAGGCATTACCCAAAAGTGCATTTGAAACTAAAGTGAAGAAACTTTTGAATAAGACTCAGGGTAATTTGGTAATTAAACAATATCCTACTGCATCGGCACATTCTGGTCATTTCAAGGCACTTATAAATGAACTTCAGTTAAAGAAATCATTTAAACCTGATGTAATTTTTATTGATTACCTGAATATTTGTGCATCCAGTAGATTCAAATCGAATTCCAATGTGAACTCTTATTCTTATGTTAAGAGTATCACAGAAGAAGTTCGTGGTATGGTTGTAGAACTCAATGTCCCACTTATAACAGCGACACAAACAACAAGATCTGGATTCTCATCTTCTGATATTGAATTAACAGATGTATCTGAAAGTTTTGGTACTGCTGCAACCGCTGATCTTCTTCTTGCTCTCATAAGTACAGAAGAACTCGATAATATGAATCAGATCATGATTAAACAACTTAAGAACAGATACTCTGATAAATCTGTAAACAAGCGTTTTGTAATTGGTATTGATCGATCTAAGATGCGTCTCTATGATGTGGAACAAAATGCTCAAACAGATCTAGTTGACTCTGGACAAGAAATCGAGTACAATGATCATGAAAACAAAAAACTCAAAAAAACATTCGAGGGATTTAGATTTTGATATGACAGAAATTATTGATACAAACAAATATATTGAATTCGTTCGCCAAACAACAAGTCCTGCAAGTAGTGACTTTGCGCAACTTCTTGCTCGTATGACAGAACTTGAGGCAGAAGGTGTAGAACTCACACATCTTCTTACATTTGCTCTTGGTGCTTCTGCTGAATTAGGAGAAGCGGTTGAGATTATTAAAAAGTGCTTGTTACAAGGAAAACCTTTTAATAATGATGCTAAGGTCCATTTGCTCCGGGAATGTTCCGACTGTTTCTGGTATTTTGCACAACTATGTATTGCTATGGATACTTCTTTTGAGGAGATTATGCAAATTAATTATGAAAAATTATCTGCAAGGTATCCGGAAGGGACATTTAGTGTCTATAGATCAGAAAACCGAAAAGAAGGCGATGTTTGATATTGATATGTTAAAAGAACAATTTGCAAAATCTTTAACAACCAACTATAATGTAATTTGGTCAAGTAAATATCATTCAAAGAAAATATGACTAAACAAAAACAAGTAACAATTAAAATGGATGTTCGTTCTGCCGCTGCAGTTCGTCAAATTCTTTTTGATTCTCAAAAAGGATATACTTATGATGAAGTGAGTGTTCCTCCACGAATTTCTGACATTCGTACTGTTATTCGAGATATTGATGATAATATCGGTGCAGTTCTTGGTGCCTAATAAATATTTCAAAAAATGTCTTTGATAGGAAAAAAAAGAGGAAGAGCAATTACGAGAGGTCAGTTTGAAGTTTTTTTGAAGAGATTTGTGATCTTTCTAAAAAGAGAACTTCGTCTTTCTTATGATATTCCGATTATTCTTGTGGATGATGTTGAATTTGCCAAAAAGATTTCTGCATTTGGTGAAATTTCTAATAAGAATATAATTCATATTAGTATCATAAATCGTCATCCAATGGATATTTTCAGAACCGTTGCACATGAATTTGAGCATTATAAACAACATATAGAAAAAGGACTTCATAATAGAAGTTCTCATGCCGGAAGTCCTACTGAAAATCAGGCAAATGCAAAGGCAGGTGAATTACTCAGAAAGTATGGAAATTTACATCCAGAATTATTTGAACTAACTTCAATTCGTTAATTAAAAGAGTGTCTTTTGACACTCTTTTTTAATATTCATAAATAACTGAAGAATAAGAGTAATGTAGACACTTATAAGTGTAAGTATAGAGAGAATGAAAACTTTTCTTCAATTTATTACCGAGGCAACTGGTGCATCTGTTCAGGCAAAAAGACTTGGACTTGTAGGCGATGGTCATGGTGGTTGGTATAATAGAGCAACAGGTGAATTTGAGGCAAAGACTGTTGGCGGGCAATTAAAATATTATAATAAGAGACAAATTATTGGTGGTAAGGATCCAAAGCAAGGTGAATTCGAGAAAAATATTCCTCTTGGATCCGCATATCCAACTCCATCGCAACAACAGGTTCCAGTTCAGGCGCAACAACAAGAACTTCCACCTCAACAAGAAGTACCTCCACAACAGGAACCTTTACCTCAAGAAGAACCTATTCCACAAGAACCTCCAGTATTTACTCCACCTCCTGTTGAAAAAACAAAAGGTTCTCTGACAATTGCATTTGGAAGATTTAATCCTCCAACAATTGGACATCAACAGTTGATGGATACTGCGGCAATGATATCTCAAGAGGATGGCAGTGATTATATCATTGTCCCATCAAGAAGTTTGGATAAAAAGAAAAACCCATTAGATCCAGATACAAAAATATCTTTAATGAGAAGAATGTTCCCGGATCACAGTGAAAGAATTGTTAATGATCCTAATTGCATTACAATTTTTGATGTTCTTAAAAGAGCACACAATGATGGATATTCAAGTATTAGAATTGTTGCGGGTTCCAGTAGAGTAAAAGAATTCGAAAAACTTGCCAATAATTATAATGATCAATTGTATCAATTTGATTCAATTGAGGTTATTCCCTCAGGAGATCAAGATCCAGATGGTAATGGAATGGACGGAGTATCTTCATCAAGATTAAGACTTGCCGCAGCAGAAGGTGATTTTATAACTTTTAGAACAGGTCTTCCTTCAACAATCAAAAATAAAGAAGCAATTCAATTATTTGATATGGTTCGCCAAGGAATGGGTATTCAAGAAATTCAACAAGAGGGATATAACACTTGGGAAATTGCACCAAAATATGATCAACAATCTCTTCGTGAAAATTATGTGAATGGTAGAATTTATAAAGTTGGAACACTTGTCGAAAATCTAAATACTGGTCTTAATGGAAGAGTTATTCGTAGAGGTACAAATCATTTAATTTGTGTAACCGAAGATGGTATTATGTTTAAGTCCTGGATTAAGGATGTAAAGGAATCTTATTCAGAAAAACATATGGATAATATGATGAGACTTCCTGGAAAACCAAATACTTTAGTGGGGACACTAGGTGCATTTAAATATGCATCCATGATGACTCCTGGTGCAATTGGAATGGGTGCAGAAAATCTGCAAGTAGGTGGAAAACCTTATGGTATTAATTTCATAAATAAAAAAAGGAAAAAGTAAAAAGTATTAATTCTTCTCATGAAAAAGAAGCATATTGCAGAGGATCTTCCTTCTAGACCTCATCCACAGGCATCACTCTCTTCACAATCAAAACCAAGTGGTGGTGGAGAAAGAGATGAGAAAAGAGGATCTGAAAAAGGCGGTGAAAGCACTCCTGATAAGAGAATTCGTCAGGCAGTCTATGACATTAAATATCGTGCAAGAAGAGAGAACGTACCTCTTCGTACCGCATATTCTCAATATATGCAAAACAGTTCAATGAGTGAAGTTGAAAAATCTGAAGTCAGAAAAAGACTTTTTGGTGATGGAGGAAGTAGTGGTGGAAATGCAATGAGAGCAGAAGATTTTGATATGGAAATGAAAGATTTTGCATCTCATTCGATGATGAATGCTCTTTATAAGGTATTTGTTGAAAAAACAAATTATATTGATGAGGATCAACTTAGGAAAGAATTACAAGAAGGTCAAGAGGGTTCAGGTAAAAAATATAAAGTAAGAGTTCATGATCCAGATAGTGGTGTCACCTATGTAAGATATGCGACTCGTGAAAAAATTAATCAATTGAGGGCAAAAGGTCTTGATGTTGAAATGACCGAGTATGGCACCCCTTATGAAGGCGAAAGAAAAAAAGGCGAAAAAACATCTGAAGTATTAGGTAAAAAGGCAAAAAAAGATTATGATGGCGATGGTAAAATAGAAAGTGGTGCAAAAGAACATGCTGGTGCAGTTCATAATGCAATTCAGCGTAAAAAGGGAGGAGTACCTGATGGAAAAGATACTTCAAGTGTAAAGGAATCATATTTTTATGAAGTTTCAACTCTTGCAAATTTACCACAGGTTGATTCTTCGGAGTATGTAAATCCAAATGCAAATCAAAATCAAATTGATTTGGCAACAAGAAAAAATAAAATCACAGTAAATCCACCTGATAGTAGAGGTGTAAATGCATCAAATAAGTATAATAGCGCCTTGATGGCACATCATGTTCCTGATGGTGAATTCATTTCTGAAAATGGTTATTCTAGATTTCTTAATTTGTTGCAAGAAAAAAAGATGACTGCAACAAAAAAGAAGAAAGAGAAAAAACTGAAGCAAAAATATGATCCTTCTGGCATGAAAGCGAGTATGCAACAACAGTATGGAACCGAAAAGGGAAAAAAGGTATACTTTGCCACGATTCGTAAGCAGGCAATGAAAGAAGAATCTGAATGTGGATGTGATGATAAAGAAGATAAAAGATCTCTTCCTACAAAGGTTAGTCTTGTGAAATCTAAATTTCAATCAATGGGAGTAAAAAATCCCATTGTTATGGCAGCATCTTATGAACCAGAAGGTGATCAAATCAATGAAAGAGCAAGAGCAAGAAAAGGAGAACCAAGAACTAGTTTAAGTCCTGCTATGAGAGAAGTTAGAAGAACAACTCCAGGAATTATGACTAGGGGTGGAAGAACAGTTGAACAACATAAAGCAGAAAGAGGTGTAGGAAAACTTGAAAAGCAAAAAAATGAAAGAACTGAAGACCCTCAAACCGGGAAAAAAGTGAGAAAAAGACCTGCTAGTGCCGGACCAACACCCGCACAAAAAGTTGCTCAAAGAAAACCAAAACCAGATCCATTCCCAAATGATGTATATTCTGTAGATTCTACAGGTGGTATTAGAGGATATAGATCTGGAGACTGATTACTAAATAAAACAGGACACTTTTTACACTGAGGGGATTATGGGTGTAATAGTATTATTGCTAAAACCACTTATTCTTCAAATTGCTACACATCCTGCTGTTAAGAAACTTGTAATTGATCTTCTTGAAAAGTATGTAAAAACAACCGATAACAGTATTGATGATGCAATTTTTTCTACTGTTAAAAAGTTGCTATTCAAACCTCAGGTATAAGCAATAGTTATACTAAATTAAAGGGGATGGGACTTAAAAGTAAAGATCTCCTTTTTTTATAAATATCAATATAATAAGAAATTTATAGGGTAAGTAACATGGCTCTTTGGGGCATCTCTACAAATGCTGAAACTGCAGCAAACAATTATGCGATTCCAAAATATCTAGGTAAGTACTCTCCTGCAGAGAGTCTATTCGAAGCAAGAGATAGAACTAGAAGTCCTTATAATTGCTTTGCAGACAATCGTGGATGGATTTTCAGACATTATGGTTCTCTCATGCATTCTGGTCTATCGACTTCATATCATGATGAAATTTTAATTCCCGTGGTAGGACTTAATACCGCAGGTGCAGGAACTAGTACAACTGGATTAGGTCTTGCAACTCCTGTTGCAGTGTTCTTTGAGGATCCCAATTTAGCATCCCCAATTAGCATTGGTGCCGGTGGAACCACTGGAATTTCAACCAATACAGTTGGTTATGTTCATGTAGTTTGGAATGAAGTTGTTTATTGTTCTGCAGGGGCAACGGTTTCAATTCAACAATCTACTGGTGCAAATATTGTTGCAACCGCTGCTTCCACTGGTGTTCCTGTTCAGGTTAATATTCCTGGCGTTGGTCAAACTGTAATCACCTTTAATGGTCAGGTTAGCAATAGAGTTGCTTTTGCATTTACGGCACCTTCAACTGGAATTGGAACTGTTTTAAGAATCAATACGACTCCTGGTGTTATTGGAATCATCACAGATGCTTCTGGAGGTGCTGGTGTAACTAGTTCTCTTACTGGATTAGTTAAGAATGTTGCAGGCGCTGGTTCAACTTCTGGTGTAGGTATTGGAGTTACTACTTTAACAATTAAAGCGTGATCCATGAGATTTGATGAACTGAATGAAGATAATTATTTGTTATTCGCAATAAAATTCTATAATAACCCACAATCACTTACCTTAGACGATTTCGAAGATGATCTGAAAAGAATAAAATACATTAAAAGACTTTTGAATCGATATAAAAATACAGGTATTCTTAAGATACATCTGATTCTAAATCATTTAACAATTCTTTTTAATGTCTTTGATGATGCTGCCATACCATTATTGTTTTATAATTTAGAATCAAATCTTTGGCCTTTGATTAAGAGTTTTCTAGTATTTTTAAATAGAATACCAGAATATCCTAAAACACAGATTCATGATATTGAACCAGATCAAGAGTGTTTATCACAATTGCAGGCAATCTAATGAACATCGATAAAATCATTTCTATTATTAGAATTCTTAAAGAAGATGGCGCAATGGGTATTGCGGCATCTCCTCCTACTAATAATATTTCGAGTGGAAATATTGTGAAATATGATCCTGTAATGAGTTTTCAGAGAAGAGGAATAATAGGAAAGGGTACGTTCCCTGGAGCAAGAAAACGCTGGTCTAAAAAGAAACCATAGCAATAGGAATCATGTTCGGCAACGACTCAAAAATTCAATTAGCAGTTCTTCAAGAAAGATTCAAGGCACACGAACAGATCATAGAAAAAGTTGATACTGCAATTCAAACCTTGAGTGAAACAAATCAAAATATTTGTAAAATGCTTGCCGTACATGATGAAAGGATAACCTTTCAAAAAGAATCAGATACTACTATTTCCAAAAGAGTTTCTGATGTAGAAAAAAAGGTAGAAGGATTATCCAAATTCAGATGGCAAGCGGGGGCAATCATTGCCTTTGTAGCAGTTCTTATAGGAATCATAAATGCATTCGGTCCTAAACTCTTGACACCACAGCAACAAGGAGTTAGACTAGAACGCACGAAGTAATGACTACATCATAATGGATTTGATTGATGCCAAGTACATTGGACTAATATCGTCTCGTCTTCAAAAGTTTAAAAAAGTTAAAGCGGATCTCTATAATTTTAGATGTACAATTTGTGGAGATTCTCAAAAAAATAAAAATCGAGCACGAGGATATCTTTACTCAGTAAAAAATAACACAAATTATAAATGCCATAATTGTGGTGTGAGTCTTTCATTTAATAACTATCTAAAGGATCTTGATTCAACTCTTCATAAACAATATATTTTGGAGAAATTTAAAGAAGGATACACTGGAAAAAACTTTGTTGTCGAGGAACCAAAGTTTGAATTCACTAAACCAACTTTTAAGACAAAATTAGATCTACCCAAAGCATCAGAAATACAAATCGCCAGAGAATATCTAGAAAAGAGAAAATTAAATTCAGAAAAGTTTTATTTTGCTCACAAATTTAAGAAGTGGACTAATACGCAAAAACAAACATTTAGGGATATTCAATATGATGAACCTCGTATAGTAATACCTCTTTATGACTTTGATGGTACTTTGATTGGATTTCAGGGAAGATCTCTTTCCTCTAAATCTGTTAAATATATCACTGTGATGTTGAGTGAAAATGCACCAAAAATCTATGGACTCAATACAATTCAAAAAGATAAAACAGTTTACATTACCGAGGGTCCATTCGATAGCACATTCATACCAAACTCAATTGCTATGTGTGGCGCTGATGCTGATATCAGCAATCTCAGTCTCAGTGGGGTTGTTTGGATTTATGATAACGAACCACGAAATGCAGAAATTATTGAAAGACTATCAAAAACAATCGATAGTGGCGAAAAAGTAGTGATTTGGCCCTCATACATTGAACAAAAAGATATTAATGATATTGTACTCGCTGGACTTAATCCTATGGATATGATAGAATCAAATACCTACTCAGGTTTAGAAGCAAAAATTAAGTTTAACAATTGGAAAAAGGTATGAGCAACGGAACAAAGGTTATTAAAAGAAATGGTGACGTTCAATCACTGGATTTGAATAAACTTCATCTTATGGTTGAAGAAGCATGTAGAGACCTTTCTGGGGTGTCACCTTCTCAAGTTGAGATGACTTCTGGTATTCAACTGTATGATGGAATTTCAACCGCAGAAATTCAAGAAATTCTAATCAAATCTGCATCGGATTTGATTAGTTTAGATCACCCTAATTATCAGTTTGTCGCTGCTCGTCTTCTATTGTTTGCCATTCGCAAGCAGTTGTTTGGTCGTATGCACGAATGTCCTACCGTAAAGCAGCATATAGAGACTTGTGTTGGTCGTGGAGTTTACGATGCAGATATCCTTTCATATTATGATGATGAAGAATTTGATAAACTTCAGTCAATCATAGATCATGATCGTGATTATCTGTTTACTTATGCAGGATTACGTCAGGTAGTCGATAAGTATCTCGTGCAAGATAGAAGTTCTGGTGAACTTCATGAAACTCCCCAATTCATGTATCTCCTGATTGCTGCAACCATTTTTTCCAAATATCCTAAAGAAACACGGTTGGATTACGTTAGGAAGTACTATGATGCAATCTCAAAACACAAAATCAACATTCCGACACCAATCATGGCGGGTGTTAGAACCCCACTTCGTCAATATGCAAGTTGCGTTCTTGTTGATGTTGATGACACCTTGCCTAGTATCGAGTCAAGTGATTCTGCAATTTTTAGGTATGTTGCTCAAAGAGCAGGAATTGGTATCAACGCAGGTCGAATCCGTGGGATCAACTCTAAAATCAGAGGTGGAGAAGTTCAGCACACTGGCGTTATTCCATTTCTCAAAAAGTTTGAGGCAACTGTCAGAAGTTGCACTCAAAACGGCATCAGAGGTGGATCAGCAACTGTCCACTTCCCGATTTGGCACCAAGAAATCGAAGACATCCTAGTATTAAAAAATAACAAAGGAACCGAAGATAACCGAGTTCGTAAGTTAGACTACAGTATCCAAATTTCCAAACTCTTCTATGAACGATTCATCCGCAACGAAGAAATCACACTCTTCTCCCCACACAACGTTCCTGGTCTTTATGATGCTTTTGGTACTGATGGATTTGACGAGTTATATGTACGTTATGAACGAGATGAGTCTATTCCAAGGAAAACTGTTGGCGCTCAAGAACTATTTCTTTCACTCCTGAAAGAACGTGCAGAGACTGGTCGTATTTACATTATGAATATCGACCATTGTAATTCTCATAGTTCTTATCTTGATAAAATTGAGATGAGTAACCTCTGCCAAGAAATCACAATTCCAACTGTACCAATTCAACACATTGATTCTACAGAAGGTGAAATTGCTCTTTGTATTCTTTCTGCAATCAATATTGGTAAGATTAAATCAAATGATGACCTAGAACAATTGTGCGATCTTTCTGTTCGTGCTCTTGACGAATTGATTGACTTCCAAGGATACCCAGTAAAAGCAGCAGAAATCGCCACCAGGGCACGTCGTTCGCTTGGAATAGGTTATATTGGTCTTGCTCATTATCTCGCCAAGCACGGTCAAAATTATAATGATCCTGGTGCATGGCAACTGGTTCATGAACTTACTGAAGCATTCCAGTATTATCTAATTAAGGCAACTGTGAATCTCGCAAAAGAAAAAGGCGCCTGTGAATACTCCCATCGTACCAAGTACGGTCAAGGAATTCTTCCGATTGATACATACAAGAAAGATGTTGATGAAATTGTTCCAAACGAATTGAAATATGATTGGGAGAGTCTTAGAGAACAGGTTCTACAATACGGAGTACGGAACTCGGCACTGTCCGCACAGATGCCATCGGAGAGCAGTTCCGTTGTGTCAAACGCAACCAACGGAATTGAACCACCTAGAGGATACCTGTCCATTAAAAAGTCCAAAAAAGGTCCACTCAAGCAAATTGTTCCACAGTATCAAACTCTTAAGAGCAATTATACGCTCCTTTGGGATATGCCTAGCAATCGTGGGTATATTTATACTGTTGCAATTATGCAAAAGTTCTTCGATCAAGCGATTTCTGCAAATGGATCTTATAATCCAGAACATTATGAAAATAATGAAGTTCCTGTTAGTGTGATGGTACAAGATATGCTTACTCAATATAAGTATGGTTATAAGACAGCATATTATCATAATACAAATGATATGAAGAATGATGATGAGGGAGAAACAAAACAAGATCTTCAATCATTGATTGAAGATATTATGAGTTCGGATAAAGAAAGTTGTGAGAGTTGTTCTATCTGAGAAAAATATGGATTTTAATTTTAAAACAAATAACGATAAGAAACCCATGGTCGAATCTATGACTGTTTTTAATCCCAATGAAGTAGACACCAAAAAGCAACCAATGTTTTTTGGACAACCATTAGGAATACAAAGATATGATTCTTATAAGTATCCAATTTTTGATAAACTAACAACACAGCAACTGGGATATTTTTGGAGACCAGAAGAGGTTTCACTTCAAAAGGACCGTGGAGATTATCAATCTCTTCGACCTGAGCAGAAACATATTTTTACTAGCAATCTCAAGTATCAAGTGATGTTGGATTCAGTTCAGGGTCGTGGACCTGGTATGGCATTTGCTCCATACTGTTCCCTACCCGAACTGGAAGCATGTATGAAGGTATGGGAATTTATGGAGATGATTCATTCCCGTTCATACACTTATATCATCAAGAACGTTTATTCAGACCCATCTGAAGTTTTTGATACGATTCTGAAAGAAGATAGCATTATGGAACGTGCTGTGAGTGTAACTCAAGCATATAATGATTTTATTAATAGTGCTCATCATTATGATAATTCGAGTGAGTGGATTCACGCTTTAGAACAAGTACCTTACGCACGAGAGGCAAGGTATGAACTCAAACGCAAACTCTTTAGAGCAGTTGCAAACGTTAATATTCTTGAAGGTATTCGCTTTTACGTCAGTTTCGCTTGTAGTTTTGCATTTGGCGAACTTAAACTTATGGAAGGAAGTGCAAAAATCATCTCACTAATTGCTCGTGATGAGAACCAGCATCTGGTTATCACTCAAAACATTTTGAATAAGTGGAAAGAGGGGGACGACCTTGAAATGACACAAATCGCTAAAGAGGAGGAGCAATGGTTCTACAAGACCTTTGAGAATGCTGTAAATCAGGAAAAACTTTGGGCCGAGTATCTATTCAAGGATGGTTCGATGATTGGTCTGAATGACAAACTGTTACAACAGTATGTTGAATGGATTGCAAATCGCAGAATGAAGGCAATTGGACTTAAGCCACTTTATGATATTTCTGCAAAGAATAATCCACTCCCTTGGACTGAGCACTGGATTTCTTCTAAAGGATTGCAAGTAGCTCCCCAAGAGACGGAAATCGAAAGTTATGTAATTGGTGGAATTGCACAAGATATGAAGACCGATGCATTTGCAAACTTCAAACTATGAACCCTAAAATACTCAAACAAGACTCAAATTATGATGAATGGTGTGAACAAGAAATTCTAAACGCATATAAACAAGCAGCAGAATCTGATGAGTTCTTGTTTGGTGATTATGATTATGAAAAAGAATGGATGATTTCTGAGGGACTTTAAGTCCCTCTTTTTATAAATAAATTTAGACTTAAAACATACAATAAAAAGATGTCAAGACTTACTGGAACTGATGCTCTAGGTTTAATGGAGGCATATAATGAAGTTTATGTTCCTAGAGAACTCACAAATGAACAAGTAGAACTTTATGATATTATTTTCTCACATCTACTCGATGAGGGTTATGCCACTACTGAAGATGGTGCGCTTGCAATCATGTCTAACATGAGTGAGAATTGGGTCCAGAGCATTGTTGAAGGTATTTTAGGTAGTGGAACTGGATTTTTAGGATCAACTGCCGCAGAACTTGGGGCAAAAGGTGGTCACGATGTTCTTCCTTGGAATCGGAATACTAGATATACAACTACAGGTAGATTAAGGAGACCAGGTGAAAATATTAGAGGTGAAAGAATTTTAAATGATCCTAACCGAGGTACAACAACAATGAGAATGGGTGGACCAGTACCTCCAGGTGCCAGAGTCAGCAGACAAACTCCTCCACCTAATCCATATCTTCAAGGTGGAAGAGTTGGAGTTAGTCCTGCTCCAGTACAAAGACCAAGAACACCTCTAGTTTCGAGAAATGTACCTAAACCAACAGGCGGATCTGGTGGATCTAGTGGACGTGCTTCAACTAATTATGGTAGAGGTTTCTGATACTTAACAAGAATAATGCCAAGAGGGTCAATAAGATCCTCTTTTTTCATAAATAAAAATATATAAAAAATTAAAAGAGAAACAATGTCAAGACTTACTGGAACTGATGCTCTAGGTTTAATGGAGGCATATAATGAAGTTTATGCTTCACAAGAACTTACTGAAGAGCAAGTATGGGAAGAAGTTGAATCCTGGGTCAATTCACTTGTAGAAGAAGGTTATGACCTTAGTGATTATACTTGGGATGATCTTTATGAAGGATACCTTACAGAAATTTTAGGTATGCCTGGTGCCCAAAATTTTGGCGCTAATCTACGTCAACAGTTTGGACAAGCACGTAGAGCAGTTGGTGGAAATATTTCTGGTGCTCTTGGTCGTTTTACAGATGCTGTAGGTTCTGGGTGGAGGGGATACACTGGACAAACTACTACTTCTAGAAATCCAGAAGCACGATTTCTTAATGCCTTTACTAGAAATGTAACTGCTCAACCAAGAGCAGCAGTTTCTGCTCTTGGTGGATTTTTGAGTGGACAACCAGCATCCTCTTCTAGACCATCTTCTTCTACAAGATCTGCTGCACCATCAAGACCCGCTCCAACTGCTGCACCATCAAGACCCGCTCCAACTGCTGCACCACCAAGACCCGTTCCAACTGCTGCACCACCAAGACCCGTTCCAACTGCTGCACCACCAAGACCCGTTCCAACTGCTGCACCATCAGGTCCTGCTCCAATTGCTCCCTCTTCTATTGAAAGAAGAATTCCAACTTCTGCTGAACTTAGACAAGCACAGCAACTTAGAGCAACAGGTGCAAACTTGACTGGTACTGGAGCACTTGCAACTGGACCTGCAACTCCTGCTCCTGCTGCAGCAACAACTACTGCTCCTGCTGCTGCACCAAAACCAAATCTTCAGCAACAAATCAGACAGCGCAGATTGAATATGGATTTAGATCTTTTTGACATCGTAAAAGGTTATCTGATCGATGAAGGTTATGCCGAAACCGAAGAGGCAGCAGCAGTGATTATGGCAAATATGAGTGAAGATTGGAGAGATCAGATTCTTGAGTCTGGATACTTTCCAACAAGAGAATCACAAATGAAAGATGAAGCGAAGTATAATCTTAGAGGTCAAGCTGTAAAACCAAGAACTGTTCAGACTCAATCTACAAGACCATCTAGATAATTAATAAGAATAATTTTTTAAAGAGGGTCTAACCAACCCTCTTTTTTTTTATAAATAACTAAAAAGTAAGAAAGAAAAATGAAGTCCTTTAGTCAATTTTTGCAAGAGTCATATTTAAGTGAAGAAATACCTGCTGGTATGACTAGAGCACAGTATAATGCTTTACCATCAGCATCTAGAAGAAGATTGGGTGGAAGTAACGCTGCTTATGGTAAAAAAGGACAAACTTTACAGGGTTCTGCTGCTGATCTATCAATTAGATCTGCAAGAAAAGAAATAAATCCACAAGGGAAAACTACTAAAGTTAAAAGTCCTACAAGAGGTGGTGACATAGTTCCATATAGTGCTCCACCTAAACCAACAGCACCTGCATCTGCACAGTCAGCACCTCCAAAACCAGCAGCAATTGTAAAAGCATCTCCCTCAACTCCTGCAACAACTCCAGAAATCAAACCAGTTTCTGTAAGTGATGTAACTCCAAAACAAAAAGCACTTCCTGCTGCAAAACCAGCAGCAGCAACTGCCACTGCATCTTCTTCAACTATTAAACCTCCTGCACCAGCACAACTTCAGTCAACTAATGCAAGAAGAGCATCTGCTGCAGAAAGATTAAAAAGAGCAGCTGCTGGAACTGGACCAAGTGGAAAAACAATTGTAACACCAACAAGACAAGCGGCAAAAGCAACAGACACCGCATTAACTGCTGCAGGAAGTGCATCAAGATTAGGAAAATTTTCAAAATTTGCAGGTCCAGCATCTGCAGTACTTGATACTGCATTATCTACTGCAGATGAAAGAGCAAAAGGATCTGGATGGGCTAGATCTCTTGCTAAAGGTGCCACAGTCGCCGCAGGAGGATTGCTTGGTGGTGCTGCGGGAGCAATTGGTGGTGGAGGTATCTTGAGTGCTGCTACAGGAACTGTTGGTGCCCTTGCAGGAGGTGCTGCTGCAGAAAAGGCATTTGATACCATTGCTGGAGCAAATGCAAAAGAAAGAGCAGCAATGGCAAAAGCAAACCGCCAGAGTCAAGCAGGAACCACTATTAAAGGTATTGGTGGTCCAACATCATTTAGTCAGAAGAAACCAGGTGGACCAGCATTTATGTCAACCGGTGTTGGTAAACAAAGAAAAACTGTTCAACTTGCCAAGACTGGCGTAGTTAATAGAGGTGGTCAATCAGTTGCAGGTCATCTTGCATTTAAGGGTGGTAAAGCAGTTTATAAGGCAGGTCCAAGTGCTCAATCTCTTGCCAAAACTTCTTCGAATCCATTAGAAAGAATTGGAAGAACATTTTTTGCTGGAGCATATAAACAACACGATGCTGCAAAAGCACAACAAGCACTACAAAGAGCAATCAGATCTGATGTGGAGCGTAATAAAAAACTTGGCGTAAAATATAAACCAGGGGGTTGATTTTTATAAATATCTGTATATAAAAGCACTAATTCATAACCATGTCTAGAGTTTCGCAAGGTTCCATTAATGATATTGCATATCTATATGAAGAAATTAATATTCAACAAAATGATTTTTTGAATGAAGAGTCTGAATATTATGATTCCGAAACGGCAGAAATAGTAGAAGATATTCTTTCTACTATTTCAATTTCAATGGTTTATGAGGGATATAGTGCCGAAGGTATTATTGGATTTCTTTCTAATTCATCTGAAGAAATTATTATTGAAAAATATTTAAATTTTAATGAAAATATCCTTACAGAAAGTACAGTTCCTGAAGATTATATTTTAGAACAGTTGGAAATTTTTGATATTGCAATTGATGAAGGTATAGCATCACTAATTACAAGAGTTGCAAAAGGTGCTTTAGGTCTTGCAAAAAGAGCGGTAACAAAACCTGCAAGAACTAGAGTATCTAAAATACTATCAAATGCGAAAAACCCAGAAGAAGCAAGAAAAATGCTTCAGAGAGTTGCTCAAAATTCTGCAAGGAAATCTAATGTTGGTGGTTATAGTTCTACAATGTCTCCAGTTGGAGGTGGTAAATTAACAGGAAGACAATCTGCAGAATTACTGACAAAAGCAAAAATAGGACAAGCAGTTAAAAAAGTAAAAGATATTGCTAAAAGTGCAAAGGCGGCATTAACAGGTACAACAGCAAAAAGAATTCTTAAAGGCGTAGGAATTGTTGGATTGGGTGGATTAGGTGGGTATCTTGGCGCAAAACTGGCAGGTGCCGGAAGTGGTGGGCAAGAACAAAAACCATCAAGTTCTCAAAGAGCAGATCAACCTTCAACACCACCAGCGGCGCCTAGAGGGGGTTCAGGGGTACCTTCTGGAGGTGGCGGTGGTAGAGGCGTTACTCCTTCTGGAGGCGGTGGAGGGGCAGGGAGAGGTACTCCACAAAGAAGAACTCCACAACCATCAGGACAGACTGGTGACAAAGAAAAAGATATGGAGACCTGGGCAAGAGCAAATCCAAAACTCGCCGCAAGAGTAAAACCAGGACAAGCAGGTTATGATGTTATTTCAAGATTAAGAGATAAACCAAGTGATTATGAGAAACAGGATCAAACTCCAACTCAAGGATCACCAACTGCTCAAATAAATCCCAGTTCTGTACAGGCAGATATTGAAGCAGAAAAAGAAAGAATGAGAAAAAGAGAAGAACAACAAAAAAATAATGCAACCACAACTACTAAAGAATCCTATGAACCTTATGACATTATTTTAGAGTATTTAATTGGAAAAGGTCATGCAGATACGATTGACGAAGCAAATTATATCATGATGGAAATGGATCAGAATGCCATTGGAATTATCATGCAAGAATACAATGATTATTTACTTGCTGAGCAAGTATCTGAATGGGTTGATGAACTTTTAGGGGAAGGTTATGATCTTTCGGATTATACATGGGATGATATCGTTGAATATTATGTGACTGAAGCAAGAAGATGAACAAAGAAGTAGGGATAGAGATGGGATGAGTAGAGGAACTTGGGATAAGGATTGATTGAATTATAACATAAGATCAAGGGGGTTGACAAGACCCCCTTTTTATTGCTAGACTAGGTTTGTCGCCTTTGAAGATCAGGGCTTAGCTAATAATTAGAAGACTTAATAACGACACCATAAATCCTTTCAGATTCACTCATATAATAAGTACCACCAATATTCGTATTGTAATACTCTTCACTCATTAATACATTACGATTAAATTGCTCATAAGTTTCATAATAACTCATAGATTTCTTATGAGGACAAAGATATAGTATTTCACGAAGAAACTTATCTTCACCTAAGACCTTAACATCTGCTTTTAAGTCATCAGATGAACTAAAGTAAGATTTCCAATCAGATTCTTCTGTCTTTCTTCTACCAGTCTTCTTATTTTTTTGTCTAGTCCAGAAGTGTTTTTTACCAATATATTTTTTATTATTTGCTAAGTTTGTAATTAGATAAACAAAACCTTCCATACCTTTAGGTACTTCATCAAAGTCCTCACCGTTATATTGCCACTTCATAAGAATTGTTTATCTGTATTTAGAGTTGACAGGAAATCCAGATATGATAGAGTGAGATGAAACCTCAAATTCCTAAATATTATGAGCACTCTGGTACAAACTCTTCGTATTAGTCACGATTGGGCAGTTGATCGTATTCAGTTCTTATCCAATAAGAATATTGATGATGCCCATGCAATTCAGTCTGAATTTTATGAGTGGTTGAATCCAAATATTCCAGAGCATGATATTTTCTCATTAGAGTTCATAGGAGAGGAGAATGACCCTAGATCTTCACAATTTTTTTAAGTATTATGATGATGGTAATGAAAACCATGTAGCAGCAGTTCAGTGGTTAGAAGACAATCTACCTGCTGAATTTCTTGATGATTCTGAAACAGATTGGATTGGAATTTATAGAACTAAACCACCTACACCAGCAGTTCTAAATGTTCCATATTTCAATCAGGTGGATAACTATAGAGACGCACATCGTACTTGCAATAGTTCTTCTTGTGCGATGTGTTTAGCATTTTTAAAACCAGGAAGTATTAAAGGTGATGATGAGTATGTAAAGAAAGTTTTTGAAATTGGTGACACAACTGATCATGCTGTACAGACAAGAGTTCTAGAAGCATACGGAGTTAAATCACATTTCAGTTATAATCTTTCTTTTGCTGATATTGATAAGAGTCTAGATGCAGGAAAACCAGTAGTCATTGGTATTTTACATCGTGGACCTTTAACTGCTCCTACCGGTGGTCATATGGTAGTTGTAATTGGTAAGACACCTGATGGTAAAGGATATTATGTAAACGATCCGTATGGTTCCTGCAATGATAACTATACTGGTCCTGTGACAAACGGTAAGAAAACCATTTACACCAAAGCAATGCTTAAGTACCGTTGGTGCCCAGGAGGAAATGATGGATGGGGCAGAATCTTCGATTAATTTCAAAAGAAAGATGTTAAAAGTGATTAAAGACCTTACAAATAACGGAAAGCACCTAGAAGCAAATCAACTCTATCAAAAATACTTTGGAGGTAAAAATGGCAAAAATTGATCTTCATAACTTTTTTAAGTTTTATGATGAAAAGAATCCCAATCATATCAAAGCAGTTCAATGGTTAGAAGATAATCTACCCGTTAAGTATCTGGAAGATAATGCCGATTGGGCAGAGATTTATAGAAAAAAGACTAGTGCCGCTGCCTCAACTGGTGGTAGTAGCGGAACCACATTAGTCACCAAGGCACAACTCGCACATATCTGGAATTGTGGTGAAAATCTAATCACAGATGCAGAAGTTGCTGAAATGAATTCTGGACTCAACTTCTTCAAAATTAATACACCAGTCCGTATTCGTCATTTCCTTTCACAGATTTCACACGAATCTGGTGGTGGAAGATATAAGGAAGAACTTGCTTCTGGTGCTGATTACGAAGGTCGTTCAGATCTTGGTAATACTCAACCAGGAGATGGTAAGAAGTTTAAGGGTGCTGGATACATTCAAATGACTGGTCGTGCAAACTATCAGGCATTTGCAAATTATATTAAAGACCCCAAAGTAATGGAGGGTGTATCTTATGTTGCTGATAAGTATCCAGTCACTAGCGCAGGATTCTGGTGGCATAATAATAATATGAATGCTCTATGTGACTCAAATCCAACAGTTGATCAAGTTACTAAAAGAGTCAACGGTGGTTATAATGGGTTAGATGATCGTAAGAGATATTACAATAGATGCTGTGAGGTTATTAAGTAAACATTCACAAAACATAGAAAAATGTTACAAACTCAAAAAAGAGAAAAAGCTATGGGACAATTAATTCGTATTGCTATTTTGAGTTGGTCTGCTGCGTTGCTTACAGCATCATATGCTGGTCTTCTTGCTAAGATGGACCCCACATTTATTGCCACTGTATTTACTGCTTCTGCAGCAACTTTTGGTATTAACACTATGAAGAAGGATGGACCTGAAGATGCCAGACGAGATTCTCAACCTGCAGTCACCTCAGTTGAACCAACTCCAGAACCAGAACCTCCAGCAGATACCGCAGTCTCAAATACCTCAACTGCAGGTTGCCAGAACTGTGATTCAGGAGATTCCTCAACCGATAATTCAGTCCCTGTCGGCAGAGTCTAAGTCTTTAAGACCTCCAGTTACAAGGGGTTTGGCACTTCCTATTTTTGAAGTGCCAAACTTTACTTTAGATTATCCTGTGATTGATGTTCCAACTCAGGAAGAGTTTGATGCTGCAGTAAAAGCAGATAAGGAAAAACAACAACAGGAAATTGATAAACCCAGAGGACTACCTAATACCTCCCCCCCTCAATTGCCTCAGGTTGTTCAAACCCCCCCTTCTCAAACTCCCATTGCTGAAATACCAGCAGATAAACCTCAACCAACTTTTACAGTCCTTGGAACCGATATTAATCTACCTGATCCTTCTCTTGTTGCTACGGCAGGTGCTGTCGCGGTAGTTACAACTGCTGCTACAATGATGGCAACAACGACACTCAATGCCCTTAAGAACGCAGCAGAACCATTAATTAAAGAGGCAACTAAGAATAAGTTTAAAATCAAAATTAAACAAGTTAAACCAGTTCTGCATTATGTCTTAGCAGAAGAGGGGCATATTGATATCTTTGAGTATTCTGCTGAAGGAACTAAAATGATTGGTCAAACGGATAACGTGGAGCAATATATTCGTGACCAAGTTGAAATTAATGCATTGTATGAGATTGATAATAAGATTATTATTGATGATGTTATTTCAAATAAATTTACAAAAGAGGGGCAGAAGAGATTCAAACCTCTCTTTGCCCCTGCGAAAAAAATTGCTAAAAAACTTTCAGCAAGATTATCTTTTTAAAAATCTATATTTGAAATAACCCAAGTGATAATTGCTGCTGGTATATAAGCAATTATGTTGTATAATGAATCAAGAAGAAAGTTATTAAATCTTGATTCCTTTTTTTCTTCCTTCTTTTTTTCCTCAGACTTTTGTATTGTTTGAGTCATTTTTCTTTTTTAATTTGAATGCAGCATCACCAAGAAATGATCCCACAGCAAGAGTAAGAACCTTGGCATATGCATCTCTGTTTGTGGATTCCAATTCAACCATTCCTTCACTACGAATGGAAACGGATTCTACTGCAGAAATCATAAGAGCACTCCAAACAATAAGAAATAATCTAACGATATTGAAGTAAGTCATATTAGAATGGTAATCCAAACTTTTGAGTATTTATCTTGGGCATTTGTAGTTTTTCAAATGTTTTATTGACCTGATTCTCCACAACCTTACCAACAAACTGTTCTGGGTTGTTTAAGATTGCCTCTGCTTTCTTATAAGTCACATAAGCACCATAACAAAGTGCTCCACTAATGAGAAGACTTGTCGTTGATAGAATGAGTGCCAGGTTCTTCATCTTTCATTTCCTCGTGTGCTAGTTTTAATATGTAGTAGATTACATATGCCGTAAAGATAAGACCGCAACTTAGTATAATTACTACTCCCCAAGGAAATGTATTCATTCTCGTCTCTCTTGCTTATGTATCCAAACTTTCAAATCTTTTACATAGTTTCTTAATATTTCTGCTTGTGATAAATGCCACTCATCTTCAGTCTTGATATAGTTCTTAATGTGCTCATCTACGGCATCAAGACATTTTTTAATTACTGGATTCCAAGGTTCTCGAATCGGGGTGTTCCATTCTCTTGCCATAATACCTCATTTTTTCTTACCACCGTTCTTTGCTTTTTTTGCAGTCGCATTACCAGAATTTTGCTTTTTATTATTAGCAGATCCTTTCTTACCCTTATTTGCGGACTTGGACATTTGTTTGTACCGTTGGTAACTTAGTATTTATTGAATTTACGGGATCTATTGTAACAATTTTAGGTGGTTGAACAATTACATCAGCACAAACTTTTGCATAAGGACTTGTTGGGTGGAAATCAATTCCACTTTTTTTTGCTTCTCCACATTTTAATAATCTTACCAATTCAAAATCTAAACGACTTTTTGAAACCTCACTTTCTTGCCTTGCAATCTCTGTACGAACTCTTTGCTTACAGAGTTCTTGTAACGAACCATCAAGGGGAATAGAAAATCCTGCAGATACTCCTGCATTTATTGAACCTGTTTGAAAACTTTCTGGATCTTTATTGAGATTTAAATTGTTATACCCAAAGGTTTGTAAGTTGAGTGTTGGACCTTGACACGAAACACCAGCACCATAAGTATTCACAGCAAAAGGACCTTGTAACACTTGCACTGCCTGGTTCGTCACATTACCAGTCGCAGATGCTTGGGGTCCTGCTATATTTGTATTGGATGGTGCCTGTTGAGCATAAGCACCTAAACCCAGTAAAAATACTATTGTGTGAATACAGAGATGCTGTTTGTAACCGAATCTTCTACGGTTTTGCGATCTATCCATGTTTCTTTAGAAATTCCAGGAGTCAAATAAGTTTCACTAAACTGGAACGGAGCACCCTGCGTTTGAATTGTATAATTCGCTCCTGGACCTGGACGATCTGGAATATTGATATTAGTACCAGTGACTGTATAAGATGTCCCAGTAGAATATTCTATTTGTTTAATGACCTCAATCACTTCGGTGTGAGTTTTGGTCTCAGAAGTAATTGTGCCACTCGTAAAGTTAGGCGTAACTGGACCAGCATATGAAGGAGTAATAACTCCCAAGACTGCAACCAGTCCGAGAGTTATATGTCTCATTTGAATACACTTAACTCAACTGTTCTTTGTGCTGTACCAGTACTTCCAGGACCACCAGCAGTGATAGTAGGGACACCAGTTCCACTAAGAGTACCTGCAAGAGTACCAGCAGAACCACCTAACTGAGTAGTAGAGTCGCTATAAAGGTTGGGAGTAGCAATTGTTCCAGAAGCTGCCGACTGAGTGGTGACAACAGTATCCGCAGTAATTGATGTTTCAGAAAAACTAAATGCTTGTCCGTTTGTATTGATTGCATAAGAACCAGCACCACCAACTCCACCAAGAGTTGTGACGTTAATATTTGTACCTGATGCCGAGTAGGAAGCACCTACTCTGTTGGATTGTACCGCAGCACCCTGGACGCCTAATTGGACAGAATCAACAATTTTGTTTGTAATTTCAGCGGCAAATGCAGGTGTAGTGAAGAATAACGAAAAGGATAATAGAAGTCTTTTCATTGCTCTAGAGATTATGATCTATCTTATTTAGGAAAGACACTTTCAAAATTGTTCACTTGACAAATCCTAAATAGTCACTTATTATGATAAATCCCTGTTATGAGTAGGGTAATTGTTATGAGTCTTTGACTTTGATTTAGAGCCGTGGAAGATGCCCTTTGAGAAAAGGTTATACCCCATCTTTTAGACGGATGTAGAGTTCAATTTTTTTAAATGCTTAAAAACCTAACAAATGTAACCGTAGCGATTCTAGGTGCGGTTGTAACATCAGCGGCAACACTGCCAACACCGGCTTTTGCTATTAACTCTGTAAGTGAAGAAAGCAAAATTCAGGAGACAGCGACCAATGAGGTTGCTCCAGAAAAACCAAAAATTAAACGGTTTATTTGTAAAGGATGTAATACCAATGAATCTCTGACATTGGAGTTTCTTCAGAACAATGGTATTACTGATAAGAATGCTCTTGCAACTATTATGGGAAACATTCGCCAAGAATCTACCTTTGTTCCTAATATTTGTGAGGGTGGTGCAATAACCTCTTATAGAGGTTGCACACGAGGCGGATATGGTCTAATCCAATTTACAAGTCAATCACGTTATAATGGATTAGGTAATTTCGCCGCTCGTTATGGTGGAGACCCATCTTCACTTGATACTCAACTTCGTTATATTATTAATGAATCTCAATGGAAAAACATTGAAGATGGATTAAAAGTTCCAGGGAAATCTATTGACCATTATATGCGTTTGGCATATTCCTGGTTGGGGTGGGGTCACCACGGAGCAAGAACTCAATTTGCATATTCTTATGCAAATCGTTTAGTTCTTTCATAATCCGATAAATACGGGGAGATACTCAAACCTCCCCTTGGGCAATTGAAAGAATTCTTTCAGAATATGATGGAATTATTGAGAAGGCAAATTCAATTTATCGTCCGAGGTATTCTGAATCACCAGTAAATACTTCTGTGTGTTATACTGATGAATGTAAGTCTCTGGGTGGTGAGATGCGAATTTGCGCTCCTTTTTACATTGGTTGTAATTAAATCTTTACTATATAATACGTTATTATTTTTGGAAACGTTATGTCCGATACTATTCAACAACTGGTTGACGCTTTTGAGCAATGGAAAGTTGATGACGAAAAATTCGTTGCGGGTAATGCCTCAGCAGGTACTCGTGCCCGTAAGGCACTTCTAGAATTCTCAAAACTTGCCAAAACTCGCCGTGCAGAAATCAGCGAGGAAAAAACCACCCGCAAGGGGGGTTGACATCTGAGAGATTAGGTCTTATAGTTCTCTCATGGGCAGGCGAGGTTCCAACCCTCTCATAAGTCCCGCCCCTCCCATGCCTCTCATAGAAGCACAAACAGGGAGGTCTCTTGGGCTCATAGTTAAATGGAGATAACCCAATTCTTCTAAAATTGTGTTCTTGGTTCGATTCCAAGTGAGCCTGTTGGAGTATAATGCTCCATATATAAAACTGATAGAGGGTAAGTCCCTGTTATATCCTGATGAGGTATATCACACTTACTCCATCAAACAAGTAGGAAGTGCAAACCCTCTCTCTGGGTAATACTGGATGAAGGTAAAGGTGATCCTGTCCGCACATAGAGATCCCTCCTACCATTATGCCGTTGGTAGTCTAGTGGCAGGACACCCAGACAATGGAGTTGGATAGCGGGTTCGATACCCGTTCAGCGGCACACACACAACATACACACAAGGAGTAAAACTATGACACCTTACGAACTTCGTTTTGAAATTTTTAAGCAAGCAATGACTTTGGCGGAAAGTGAATATTCTGCTTCATATGAAATTGTTCGCTCACATAATGAAAATGGTGAGACAAAATGGAATTATCCTCCATATCCTTCTTATGAAAAAATTGAAAAACTTGCTGAAAAAATTAATACTTTTGTAAGTTCTAAGTGAAATCAGTGGGGTGGCAACACCCCCGTTAGTGTTCCCCTGCCAATCCAAAACTCTGGATAAATTTAAAATTAATAAGGTAGTAGACCTTATAAATAAAATAAAAAGGACTACTATGTTAGGTAAATGCTCTTATTGCTCAATAGAATTTAGATATAATCCAGCAAATAAAACTGGTAAATATTGCTCTAACGCTTGTCAACAAAAGTTTCAAAAAACTAAAAGAATTGATGAGTGGTTGTCTGGTGGTAAAAAACCTGGTAAAATAGCATTAAGAGAATATCTCACAGAAACACGAGGTTATAAATGTTCTTGTTGTGGGATTACTGAATGGAACAATAACCCAATCAGTTTAGAGATTGACCATAAAGATGGTGACCCCTATAATGATAGTCCTGATAATCTCAGGTTTATCTGCCCAAATTGCCATTCTCAAACTCCAACATATAAGGCAAAGAATATGGGTAAGGGTAGAGTTAAAAGGCGTGAGAGAGCACGACAGGACTATCATAGACAATCCCTTGTAGCATAACGGTTACTGCATCCGCCTTGTAAGCGGAAGATTCTCGGTTCGATTCCGAGCGGGGGATCTTGACATAATACTCATTATGTCTTATACTTTTCCTATCCGTGTGAAGGAAAATGTGCTGGAGAAGAAATTCTCCATTTTGCGTCCTTGGTGTCAGCGGCAGCATCCCAGATTTCCACTCTGGAGGGATCGATTCAAATTCGATAGGACGCTTCCAAATAATTAAATATAGTTCGCTTCCCTTATAAATAACATTGAGTATTTGATTATTTTAATGTTATTTTATCTTTATGTAATTCATTTTGCCGACTTCTTTTACTATGTTGGTAAAAGAAAATGCCCGGATGAATATAATCCTTGGAACGATCCTTATACAGGATCTCCAAAAACTCACAAAAATAAATGGAAAAGTACAAAATTTACAAAAGTTGTTATTGAGTGTTTTGATTCTGATGAAAAAGTTTCAAAGGCAGAAACTAATTTGTTGTTAGAACTAGATTGGGAAAATGATCCTTATTGTTTAAATGAATGTTGTGGTGGTAAGTTTTCTTATGATGCTAATAGAAGAGGAGCATTAAGTAGAAATAAACTTCCAGTAAAACAATCTACTAGAGAAAAAATAAGAGAACGAAATAAAAAATTGTGGAACGATCCAAATTGGGATAAAAAAGAAAAGTTATTAAATATTTTGAAAGAAAATCAACTAAAAGCAGTTAAGGCATCAAAAACTCCAGAAGTAATTAAAAAAAGAACAAAAATATTTAAAGAAAGAGGACATCAACAAGGAGAAAAAAACTCTCAATATGGTACATTTTTAATTTATAATTTAGAATTGAGGCAGACTAAAAGAATTAAAAATGGAGAAAAAATACCTGAAGGATGGAAAAAGGGGGCAATTTATAACTTTGATTCCTATTTTGAAAGACAAAAAAGAAAAGAAGAAAGAAAAATTAAAACAAAAGAAAAAAGAAACAATCTTCGACAGGAAAAAGTAAAATTGTATACCGAATGGTATAAAATTTATCAACAATCTAGTTTTTTTGAATTTTGTGATATTACGGGATATTCAAAATCACAACAAAATTTATGTGCTAAATTTAAAGAATTTGTAAAAGAATATTTTCCAAAATGTAATAGCGGAAAAATAAAATCGAAAAAACCGTAAAGGATTGACATAATTCCAAAGGTCATGCTACAATAAATAAACCGAGTGACAAAACCTCAAATACTCGTTAAGTCGCTTGAATAAACGGAGTTAGTCGAAACTCCTTACATCCGCAGGAAACTCTGCGAGAAACTATAGAGGTACTATTATGTTTAAACACGCATTCGCAGCTGTTGCTGCTACTACTCCTTTTCTTGCTTCGGCTGCTTTTGCTGGCCCTTATGTAGAAAGCAAGACCACTGCCGCCGCTGTTGACGGTACTTATAAGGGATCCCAAACTGAACTTCGTGTTGGTTATGAGCAAAAGACCAAAGGTGGTACGACCATCTTCGGTGAAATTGGTCCTGGTTATGAATGGAACACTGGCAAAACACAAAATCAAGGTGTTGCCGTTGGTGAAGTTGGTGTTAACTTCCCCATCGCCAAGCAACTCTCTGGTAAAGTAAAAGTTGCTGGTGAGTACGGTTTTACTTCCGAAGTCTTTGCTCTCGGTGGTGAAGTGAAGGTTCGTTACGCTTTCTGATAAACTACTCATAAGTTGAGTGAAAGCACCCATTCTTTGGGTGCTTTTTTAATAGGATAATTTCCTTAACCTTCTCTTAGTTGACCTTTACTTTTATTTCTTTTAGAATTTACTTGTAGTTATTCACTTTTTATGAAACTCAAACACATTTTTGCAATTGGTCTTCTTGCTGCTCCTAGTGCTGTGCTTGCAGGAACGACTTTGAATGGTGCAGGTGCGACATTTCCGGCGCCTTTGTATCAACGATGGTTTCAGGATTATGCGCGAACTTCTGGTAATCGTGTGAATTATCAGAGTGTCGGGTCAGGGGCTGGTATTCGTCAGTTTGTCGCAGGAACTGTCGATTTTGCCGCCTCTGATGAACCAATCAAACCCTCAGAAGCAGCAAAAGTAAAGCGTGGTGTTGTTCAAATTCCTATGATCGGTGGAACGATTTCTGTTGCATATAATAAACCTGGATGTACTTTAAAACTCACTCAAAAGCAAACCGTAGATATTTTTGCTGGTCGAATCAGTAATTGGAAGCAAGTGGGATGTTCTGCTGGTGATATGAAGGTGGTTCATCGTTCTGATGGTTCTGGAACTACCTTTGCATTTACTAACTCTCTGAATGCCTTTGGTGGATGGACTTATGGTGTAGGTAAATCAGTCAACTGGCCTACTGGTGTTGGTTCAAAAGGTAATGAAGGTGTTTCTGGAACCATTCGAAACACTCCTGGTGCGATTGGTTATGTAAACACTGGATTTGTTAAGGTAAACAATCTTCAGGCAGCAGCAATTCAAAATAAGGCAGGTAAGTTTATTCTTCCTTCTGCTACTTCTGGTGCTGCTGCTCTGAATAGCATTACTCTGGATGCTAATCTTGCTGGTGAAAATCCAAATCCTTCTAGTGCTGGTGCATATCCTATTTCTACTTTGACTTGGATTCTTGCATATAGAACTGGTAATGGTGCTAAGGCAGATGATATTCGTAGTGCTCTAAAATATGCTTTAAGTGCAGACTCTCAAATGATTGCCGATGATTTGGGTTATGTCCCTCTTGCAGGGTCTGTTTTAAATAAAGCACGAATTGTTGTGAATCGTATTCAAAACTGATAATCTAAATAAATTAAGAGAGGATTAGTCCTCTCTTTTTTTGTATCTACTAAATTTTATGCACATTAACATTTGGGAATGTAAAGAAAATAATCTTTGGCATTGGACTGTTTGTGATGGATCAAGACCCATTCTCAAACAAGAATCTGGAAAAAGTGATACCTATCAAGAAGCAATGAATGATGTTGATATAATTATGAAGAAAATGACGGCATAAATATATAAAAAATGTGGTATAATGGAGAAACTTTTTAAATTACTGAGCGATATTCAGGCAAATCTTTTTCTTCTCTTTCATAAAACTTGGGTGTTTCATTGGAATGTAGTTGGATCTGATTTTCAACAAATTCATACATTGTTCGGTGGACAATATGAAACTATGTTTGAAGAGATTGATCGTCTTTCTGAACACATGCGATACCTCAATATACGCCCCATAGGGACGCTTTCAAGAATTGTTGAGGTATCAACCATTGGGCAGGGTTCAGATGCCGTACAGGTCGATGAAATGGGTCAGAAACAGATTATTCCTGGTAAACCCATCACAAAGTCCGATGACATGGTGAAAAGATTGATGACAGATAATATGATTCTTCTTGAACTTCTTACTGAAGCATCTGAAGAAGCAGGAAATCAAAGATCTTATGCCACAGAAAATCTACTTCAAGATTTGATGGAGTCTCATGGAAAGTTTGTTTGGATGCTTCGTTCGGTAGTAGAAAAAACTTCAAAATTATCAGTCGAAGATTCTGAACAAACTCCAATTGTTGTACCACAAGAAATACCCCAATATTGATTTGAAATGGAAAACTTAAAAATTAGATGCCGTTCTTGCGGTAAAGAACTAGAAGGACATTCTAGTAAGTCAGTTTCTTGTGGTTGCCCGAATATGGCAACCATTCGTGGAGATAAGGTTTCTGCAGTTGACTTATCGCAAGTAATTATGTTAAACTCTTATCACAAATCAAAAAATAATGTCCTCACGAATGAAGATATTATGTGGCAAGAGTATCGTCGTCAGCGTAAAGTTAGACGACTTGATTTTGAAGTTCGTTGAGGACTCTTAGAAAATAGCACCAATGGTTGGTAAATCGCCTTGAAAGCGATGCCAGGTTCACGCCTGATGGTTCGATTCCATTATTTTCTGTTTAAATTTAACATTTTCTTAAGCACTTTGTTGAATTCAACACATAGTTGACAGTTTAGAAGTGCTCGCTAGCATAACTAGTAGTATTCCATCTAAACCATATGGATCAGCACACTTACGACAATTGGTGCAAGATCAAGGTCACCTTTGAGGTATCTGGTAATACGGATAATATGTTTTATAAAAGAGCGGTAGAAATTGTAAAAACACGCAGAGACCCTCTTGCAAAGTTTCTTGGAGATGAAAAATGATGGAACCTTTTGACGATGATTATGTAACCCGTAGTGAAGTACAGGAGATGATCGATGCAGCAATACGACGACATAACCGTAATGCTTCTATCATTAGTATGTGCGTCGGTTGGGTGGTTCTTGCTTTATTTGCTGAGGGACTATTGAGACTTATAGGTGTGATACCACCATTACTTCCTTTTCTCAAGATTACTTTAAATTAGAAAATGAATAAAACAATCTTTAATGCACTAACCATTTTTGGATTAATTGGAATATTAATTATTTGGTCACTTAATCATGCTTACAAATGATACATATAGTAGAGTTTCTTTTAACTAATCAGGTGTCACTTTTCGTCATTTGTTATCTGTTAATTGTAGTTCCAATCATTGGAATTATGGTTGTTCATCAAGATAAAAAGAACTAGTGTGCCACCTTTTAAATTGGCACTCTTGACACGGAACTCTTTAACCCCTATAATACTAGAGTAAATCATTCAAAACAATGTCTCTGATCCAAAAATTCAAGAAAGATGTTAGCACTCTTCGTTCTGCCGCTAACGGTGAATTTTATCTTGATGTAAAAAATCCGAAACTTTATAAAAAGGTTCGCAAGTATTATCAAAATGAAGGCGTTATTTTTTCTGATGACCCTCTTGATAATTATGATATTCTAATTGATTGTCTTATTCAAGATCTTGAATCGGTTGAGGTTGTCTAACGGATGTCAAAAACAAGTATCCTGAGGTATTTTGGGAACTTTTTTCTTATAATTGGTTATCAAATCATGTTATGGGGAGATTTCAAATATGGTTTAATTTTAAAATGTATTGGAGGATTGCTTAGCATTCCTTTTGCAATTAAACTTAAACTTTGGGATGTACTTTTCTTATGTGCTTTTTTTGGTATTACTGAAATCACAAAAGTTGTTCAACTCATTAGTCCTGGAATGACTTAAAACTTATACTGGTGGAGTCAAGGTCTTGCCCTCGTCGTATGGGCATTATAAGTGACGACTGGTGCGGATGGGAATCTCTCCCGCCTGGTTTCCAATTTCCAGTTAAAGAATTGGTGGCGAGCCTGCAATACTGAGCAAGAGGGGTTGCAAAAACTCCTCTTTTTTAGTATAATAGATTAAAAGTATGAAAGTAAAACATTTTTATGAAACGAGTTTTAGTAACTGGCGGTGCGGGGTTTATAGCACACCATTTGGTTTCACAGATCCTTAAAACGACTGATTGGGAAATAGTTACTCTCGATAGATTAGATTTTAGTGGAAATTTAAATCGCCTTCATGATATTTTACAAGACTTTTCGGAAAAGGATAAATCTAGAGTAAAAGTAGTTTTTCATGACTTAAAGGCAGCAATCAATCCTTTGATTGCTGCTGATATAGGTAAAGTAGATTATATTTTACATCTTGCTGCGGGATCTCATGTAGATAGAAGTATTGAATATCCTCTTGAATTTGTGATGGATAACGTTGTTGCAACATGCAATATTCTTGACTTTGCAAGAAATCTTGATCATTTGGAAAGATTTGTTTATTTTAGTACCGATGAGGTTTTTGGACCTGCACCTAATGGAATTAAATATGAGGAGAATGATCGATATAATTCTACAAATCCTTATAGTGCCTCTAAAGCGGGTGGAGAAGAACTTGCGGTAGCATTTGAAAATACTTATAAACTTCCAGTTTATATTACACATACAATGAATGTGTTTGGGCAAAGACAGCACCCCGAAAAATATATTCCAATGTGTATTAGAAAAATTCGTGATGGTGAAACTATTACAATTCATAGTGATCCTACAAAAACTATTCCAGGGTCAAGACATTATATTCATGCTGAAGATGTTTCAGATGCACTTCTGTTCTTGCTGAATCAACCTACAATTAGTGAAAAGAATTGGGGTGATGCTAAGTGTCCTAAGTTTAATATTGTTGGTGCTGAAGAATTGAATAATCTGGAATTAGCACAAATTATTGCAGATGCTCAAGGAAAAGAACTGAAGTATCAAATGATTGATTTTCATTCCGCACGTCCTGGACATGATCTTCGCTATGCACTCTCGGGTGAAAAGATGAAAAAAATGGGATGGGTTCCACAAGACATTAGAAGTAGAATTGCGGAAGTTGTGTCATGGACTCTTGCAAATGAGAGGTGGATTAGAGTATAATATATAATTATAGAGTTTATGATTTTATGAGTCAATATATCAAAAAGGCACTTGTACTTGGTGCTGGTGGTTTCATCGGAAGTCACATGGTTCGCAGACTACGTTCCGAAGGATACTGGGTTCGTGGTGTAGATCTTAAGTATCCAGAATATTCAAAGCACGAAGCAAATGAGTTTGTCCTTGGGGATCTCCGTGACGTAGATTTTGTTCGTCGTGTCATTGAATATAAGGGTGATCGCGGAAACTTTTATAATTCAGTTCCCTATCGCTATATTCAGGCGTTTGATGAGATCTATCAGTTTGCTGCTGATATGGGTGGTGCTGGGTTTGTATTCACTGGTGACAATGATGCCGACATCATGCATAACTCAGCAACGATCAATCTGAATGTTCTTGAAATGCAACACCAGATGAATGAGCGTCTGGGTAAGAACAGCACCAAGATTTTCTATTCTGGATCTGCGTGTATGTATCCAGAGCATAATCAACTTGATCCTGATAATCCTGATTGCCGTGAAGAGTCAGCCTACCCCGCTAACCCAGATTCTGAATATGGTTGGGAGAAACTTTTCTCAGAGCGACTCTTTTTCGCTTATCATCGTAATTACGGGATTCCTGTACGGGTTGCTCGTTATCACAACATCTTTGGTCCTGAAGGAACCTGGGATGGTGGACGTGAAAAAGCACCCGCAGCAATCTGCCGTAAAGTAGCATATCTTCCAGAAGAGGGTGGTAGTATTGATGTTTGGGGTGATGGAAAGCAAACCCGCTCATTCCTTTATATTGATGAATGTATTGAAGCAACTCGTCGGATGATGGACTCCAACTTCATTGGTCCAGTTAACATTGGATCAGAAGAGATGGTGACAATTGATCAACTGGTTGATACTGCCGCTAAAGTTGCTGGTAAGACCGTTGAAAAGAATCATATTCCTGGTCCTCTGGGTGTTCGTGGTCGTAACTCAAACAACGATCTGATTCGCAAAGAACTTGGTTGGGATTATTCACAAACTCTGGAAGAGGGAATCCGTAAAACTTATTCATGGATTAGTGAGCAAATCAATGCGAAAAAAGTTTAATTTAATCGGAGATACTTTTACTCATCTTACAAACGGGAATAAAGGATATTCTGTTCACGGTAAAGAGTCAAAGTATATTGAATGGGTCAAAGAAGGTGGAGAGTGTTCTTTTTATCTTGACAGCACTCTTCCCTATGCCTGGATGGATGATGCTCCAGAAGGTCCAAAGTATGCTTGGTTATTGGAGTCAAAATATATTACTCCACAAATTGTTGATCAAGTTAAGATGTTTCCCGAAAAATATTTGGAAACATTTGATGCTATCTTTACACACAATCAAGAACTTTTAAAAATTGATCCCAAGTTCAAGTGGTGTCCTGCTCAAGGGTTTTGGATCAAAGAACCAAAGATCTATGAGAAATCAAAGATGATTTCTATGATTGCTTCAAACAAAAGAATGTGTGAAGGGCATAGACTTCGCCTTCAGTGGGTTGAAAGAATTGGAGATCAAGTAGATCTTTATGGGCGTGGATTCAATGAGATCGCTTTGAAAGAAGAAGGACTTTGTGATTATATGTTCTCGGTTGCGATTGAGAATGGTCAATATGAGACTTACTTTACGGAAAAACTTTTGGACTGCTTTGCCACAGGAACCATTCCTGTTTATCTTGGAGCACCAGACATTGGCAAATATTTTAATAAAGATGGTATAATTGATTTGACAGAAGAGTTTGATGTATCTGAAGACATTTACTATTCAAAGATGGATGCCATCAAAGAAAATTTAGAAAAAGCAAAAGAGATGGAAATCCTAGAAGACTTTATTTACCTTAATTACTTTAATTAAAATGGGACAAATTTATCAGGCAATCAAACCAAAAGAAGTCATTGAGACTTTTGGTATTAAAAACTTTGTAGAGACTGGCACTGGAATTGCCGACAGTCTTTCGTATATTCTCAATGTCCGTCCAGATGATCTCAATGTTTATACCATTGAGTTGATGGATGAACTTCATGCTAAGTTGGTAGAAAAGTTTGAGGGAACTCCTAATCTTCATCTCATCAAAGGATATAGTCATGTTGAGATGAAAACCATTCTGGAAACTCTGTCACCAGAACCAACTCTGTTCTGGCACGATGCTCATTTTCCTGGTGCTGATTTTAATATCAACGGTGCTACTTATACTAGTGAACCAGATCCTACCAAGCGAATTCCTCTTGAGTCTGAACTAAGAGTCATCAAAGAAAGTGGTAGGGATATTTCAAAGGACGTGTTTGTTCTTGATGATTTGAGAGTTTATAAGGATGGTCCTTATGAGGGTGGCAACTGGGATTTAAGGAACGTTGCTGGTGCCGATGGAATTGATTTTGTCTATGAGTTGTTTGATGAAACTCATGTTATAATTGAATCGTATATTGCTCAAGGGTTCTTGATTCTGTTCCCTGTTGATGCTGACCTTGAAGTTTGTAAAGATCTTATTGAAGGAGTTGTAAATTAATGAAGTTTTTAATCACTGGAATCACTGGGTTTGCTGGTCCTCACTTGGCAAATCTTCTTCATAGTGAAGGTCACGAAGTCTATGGTTTGATTCGTCGTACCAATGGTATGGAGACTGATATTCGTGACGTAGTGCCCGATGAAGTCTATAATTCAATTACCTTCCTCTATTCTGATCTCTGCAACTACCGCTCACTGCGTAATGTGTTTGAGAAGTATCAGTTTGATGGTGTCTTCCATCTAGCAGCACAGTCTCATCCTCCTTCTAGTTTCCGTGATCCGATTGGCACAATGGAAACTAATGTGATGGGTAGTGCTAATTTGATTCAGGTGATCGTGGATCATCAACCTGATTGTAAGTTGATGTTCTGCTCCACATCTGAAGTCTATGGCAACGTCGGTCAAGATGGTCGTAAGATTCATTGGGAAGATACGATTCTGCCTGCTAATCCTTATGGGGCATCAAAGGCAGCAACTGATGTCTATCTTCAGGAACGTATGGAAAATGGATTCATCAAAGGATTCATCACTCGTGCTTTCTCCCACACTGGTCCCCGCCGAGGTAAGATCTTCTCCATCTCATCTGATGCCTATCAGATTGCCAGAATGATGAAGGGTCTTCAGGATCCTGTGCTGTTGGTTGGAAATCTTAACACAACCCGTGTTGTGATGGATGTTCGGGATACTGTTAGGGCTTATTATCTGGCAATGATTCATCCAGAGGTCACTAATCACATCTTCAATATCTGTGGAGATACTCCTCGTAAAATGCAGTTCTTCACCGATAAGTTGATTGAACTGTCTGGTCTGAATCATGTGGAGCAAAAGATTCATGAACCTTTCTGGCGTCCTCATGAGATCTATTACCAGCACGGTGATTCTACCAATCTTGTAGAACTCACTGGATTCAAGGAAGAGTATGATATTGATACGACTCTGAATGATCTTCTCAAGTATTGGTACGACAAGATTAACTGATGAATATCATTATTGATCAACCAGGAGGACTGGGTGACATTTTCTTTATTCAGAAAATAGCAACAGTATTATCTCAAGAACATACTGTCTATCATCCAGTTACCCCTTCCTGCTGGTCTGCTGGCGTAGACCAGATGATTACTAATTCCCATATTGGTGCTCAAGGACAACTCCAACTTCCTTCTGGTGAGGTTGGAGTTCTTGATTTGTCTAATGTTCCCAAACCAAGAGGATCTTGGGATGTAATGGGAACGAAGTATGATGCTGTTGGAGTTTCTTATGATGACTGGCAAGATTACTTTAAGTATGAACGCAATCTTGAACGAGAAGAAAATCTCCGTAAGCGACTTGGATTAGAGAAGGGAGATCCTTTTATTTTCGTCAATCCATACTACAGTGTCTACAAACCAATGAAAGGAGTTTACCAACAAATCCCAGAAGGATATGATGGGAAGGTTGTTGAGATGGATCCCAACGTTCCTGGTGGTAAAGTTTTTGATTGGTGCTGGGTATTTGAGAATGCCGAAGAGATGCATTCTGTTGACACATCACTTCATTATGTGATGGAGACATTAGATCTCAAAGCAACAAGACTTACGATTCATCCACGTCATTATAAGTATTCAGAACGAGTCTATGATGGGATTCTCAAGAAACCATGGCAGTGGATTGAGTATACCAGAGATGAGTGGAGAGAGATGACTCCAATGGAGGTAGAATGAAAGTAGGATTAATTTACCAACCCTGTGGTCTTGGAGATATTTTATTTCTTCAAAAACTGGCACATCATATCAAAGACCAAGGATATGAAGTCTATTGGCCAGTTGTATCTGAGTTTGAATGGTTGAACGATTATATTCCAGACTTTAATTTTATTTCTTGGGATGATAAAGAAGTAAAACTGACTCGTCCACCATTACCAGAGCACGTTCAGTTTCCTGGAATTCAGCATTATCTTCCAGAGAAGCAGACTGAAATCACTGATGAGTTGTTTTACTTTCAGGGTTTTGGAAACTATCAACCAATCATGGCAGGTAAGTATGATAGTATTGGAATGGACTGGACAGATTGGAGAGATCATATTAAGTTTGTTCGCAATCAAGAAAAGGAAGATAAACTGTTTTATGATGTCCTAGGACTCAAAGATGATGATGTGTATGTTCTTGTTAATCGTTATTGGTGTACAAGACCACAAGTTGAAATCTGTGATAGAATATCTGTAAATCCTGCTGACTATGGTGGAGCACAAGTCGTAGAGGCAAAGCATATTGAAGGATACTCTTTGTTTGACTGGTGTAAAGTCATTGAAAAAGCAGCAGCATATAACTTTATTGAAACATCCTGGAACTATCTCTTTGAGACTTCTGAACTCTTTGATAAGGTCAAAGACAAACCAATGTTCCTTCATCACCGTTGGGGTGATTGGTCGCAAACAAGATACTTATTCAATCTGCCCTGGCAATATCAATGATTAAAACAATCAATTATCAGCAAACTGAATACCCTCATTTTCAAGCGATTGGTAATGCTTCGCAGTTTGCGATTCCGTTTGCCAAGCACGTTTGTTCTGGGTTTGGATATGATATTGGATGTATGAAACCAGAATGGTCTTTTCCTGGATCCACTCCAATTGATTTGAGTTTTGATGATCCTTGGGATGCCAATCATCTTCCAGAGAAAGATCCTGATTATATCTTTTCTAGTCATTGTCTTGAGCACGTTGATGATTGGGTTGAGACAATGAACTACTGGTATGAACGTCTGGTAGATGGTGGAGTTCTTTTTCTTTATCTTCCAGATTATAGTCAGAAATATTGGAGACCATGGAACAACCGAAAGCACAAGCACGTATTTGTGCCAGAGATGATTCGTGATTATATGGTTGATCGTGGGTATAGGAACGTATTTGTTTCTGGGATTGATTTGAATAACTCATTTATGATTATGGGGGAGAAATGAAAATCATCTTTGTAAACGGATGCTTTGATGTGCTTCATCCTGGACACATTCAACTGTTTGAGTATGCAAAGTCTCTGGGTGATTATTTGATTGTTGCGATTGACTCTGATGAGAAAGTCGCACAGATGAAAGGAAAGGAAAGACCAATCTTTTCCCAAGAGGATCGTTCCAAAGTATTACAGGCAATACGTTATATTGATGTTGTTCATATCTTTAATAGTAAAGAAGAACTTGAGGATTTGATAAAAACAATAAATCCTGATATAATGGTCGTAGGATCTGATTGGAAAGGTAAAGAGGTTGTAGGTGGACATTATGCCAAGGCAGTTCGGTTTTTTGACAGAGTTGGAGAATATTCAACAACAAGAACACTTCAAGGTCTTACTTATCGGTGAGTCTTGTAAAGACATTTATCACTATGGTGTCTGCGACAGGTTATGTGCGGAGGCACCTGTTCCTGTATTTGATTACAGAGCAGAAGAAACTCGCCCAGGAATGGCAGCAAACGTCAGAGAGAATCTGCTTGCCTATGGTTTGGATGTTGACTTTATTACCAACGATCCAGACCAACTAATCAAAAGAAGATTTGTGGATACTAAGTCCAATCAACTTCTTTTAAGAGAAGATCTTGGACACCAGGTAGATGTTGTGGAAATACCTGATTGTAAAAAGTATGATGCTGTAATTATATCTGACTATTGTAAAGGAATTCTTGATCTTGAATCAATTAGTGTTTTGTGTGAAAAATTTGGTGGACCAATTTTTGTTGATAGTAAGAATCCAGATTTGAAACACTTTAATAATTCTATCATCAAGATTAACAATGATGAAGAAAACAAAATGAAGAGTCTACCCAAAAATTGTGAACTAGTCGTCACAATGGGTAAGATGGGAGCAAAGTGGAAAGATAATGTATACAGATCTCCTCAAGTAGATGTGTTTGATGTAACTGGAGCAGGTGATGTTTTCTTGGCAACTCTTTGTTACTTTTATTTACATACTAGAGATTTAAATGTTGCCATACCAAAGGCAGTTTATCTGGCTTCCAAATCTGTCCAGCATATGGGAGTTTATATTTTAACTCAAGAAGATATTAATGAGGTTCTATGAAAGTTTTAAATTTTGTAAGACCAGAGAATGGACTTACTGAAGATCCTTTATACTATTTAAATTTTGAAAAGTATGAAGATATTGCTAGAGACTGTTATTTGTTTATGGCAGATTTTTATGGTGACCTATATTCTGGTCAATATGAAGATAAAGAAAAAGTTGTTCTGACATTAGAAGAACCAAACTTCTGTGTTGTTCAAGGTCCAAAATCAGTTCTTCATGAAAAGGCAGATACAATTCTAACTATTTGTCCATATACTGCTGAACTTTTTGATAATAGAACTTTTGCTTTCTTTCCCTTCAGTGAGGACTGGATTCCAGAAGAGAGAGAAAAGGTAATTGATGTATCTTATTTTGGAAGTCTTCCAAGGTCAGTACCTTGGGATAGTTACATCCAGAATGTCTTTACCAAATATAATTTTAGATTCGGACATTATAGTATGGGTAATGTTCCTAGGTGTTCGTATTCTGATAAGATGAGAATGCTTTCCGAAACTAAAGTGTCAGTTGTTCATGGTCTTTGTAACATTGATCCAGCAACCGCAGAAAACTATTATAACTTTCCTAGAGGTAGGGATAATAAAGCATTTACTCATATTGATCGTGGAACAATGCCTCAAATTAAATCTAGAATGTTTGAAGCAGCATTTTCTAAATGTGTAATTCTTTGTCAAAGAGATCCCTGGAATCCAATCGAATACTTCTTTACTCCCGATGAAGACTTTATGTATTTTGATGATGAAACGGATCTTGATAAGAAGTTAGAATACATTATTAATCATTATGATGAGTTTGACGAAATGAGAAAAAACGCTTATAATAAGGCAGTGAATAACTACACAACAAAACACTTCGTTGAAAAGTATTTAATGTGAACAAATATATTGTAACGACAACTATTAATCCCCCGACTCTTGCTACCATCAAGTATTCAAGAAAAGAGGATTGGACACTGATTGTGGTGGGTGATACTAAAACCCCACATTATGAGTATGAAAATCTAAATTGCATTTATCTCTCCCCAGAATATCAAGAGAAAACATATCCAGAATTGAGTGAGACTATTGGATGGAAGTCTATTCAACGTCGTAATATTGGATTTGTTGAAGCATATAATCGTGGCGCTGATATTGTTGCGACCGTTGATGATGATAATATTCCTTATGATGATTGGGGAACCAATGTTATTGTTGGTGAAACTGTAGAGATTGATTTCTATAATACTGATCTTGGAGTCTTTGATCCACTGTCGGTCACAGAACATAATCAAGTCTGGCATCGTGGATATCCAATTGATTTGGTTCCTTATAGGAACCGAGTTTCTTATGGTGGCAAACTCAAGCGTAGAGTTCTTGTTCAGGCAGATTTATGGGATGGTGATCCTGATATTGATGCGATGGCACGATTATCTATTCGTCCCATTGTAAAGTTTGATAAGATTCAAGGTCCTTATGGATCTCTTTCTATCTCACCATTCAATAGTCAAAATACTTTTCTGGCACGGGAAGTCATTCCATATTATTCGGTATTCCCTCATGTTGGGCGGATGGATGATATTTGGGGTGGATATGTTCTTCAGCATTATTTCCCCAAGAGTGTTGTGTATAACAAGGCATCAGTTTACCAAGACCGAAACGTTCAGGATTTAGTTACCAATCTTGAGAAGGAGATCATTGGATATCGTTATACAACTGATTTAATCCGAGGTTTATCTGATTGGCAAGATATTGTTCCGAAAGAAACTCTTGATTACTGGAATGCTTATCGGAGGTGTTTTGAATGAAGTATGTGGTTGATATTGACGGTACAATCTGTGATAAACCAGAGTGTCGGGATGACTGTGACTATGAAACTAGTATCCCAAACCCCGATAGAATTGCCAAAATAAATAAGTTGTATGATGAAGGAAACCAAATCATTTATCTTACCGCTAGAGGTATGGGTAGGTCAGGCGACAATGCTGACCTAGCGAAAAGAATGTTCTATGAACTTACAAAGAATCAACTCGATAGTTGGGGTTGTAAGTATCACAAGTTAGTTCTCGGTAAACCCTCTGGTGATTACTACATTGACGATAAAGGAATTAATGCCAATGAGTTCTTCGGAGATTAAGTTTGTTCCCAAAGGATGGGGATTTGAAAAGTGGATTGTGAATTGTGAAGAATACTGTGGGAAACTTCTTTATTTTGTAAAGGGGAAAAAGTGTTCTTGGCATCACCATAAGTTAAAGGATGAAACTTTCTACATTCAAAGTGGAGAGTTGTCATTAATTTATGGTGATTCTGATGATAAGTCAGAAGCACAAACGATCATACTTAAACCTGGGGATAAGTTTCATATCTATCGTGGATTAAGACATCAAATGACCGCAATTACTGATGTTGAATTGTTTGAATTTTCAACACAACACTTTGATGAAGATAGTATTCGTATTGAGAGGGGAGACTGATGACCATTAGTTATAATCGTCTTGGATCAAATGGTAGACTGGGCAATCAAATGTTCCAGTATGCTGGACTTCGTGGTATTGCTGCGAGACACAATTATGATTGGGTAGTCCCATCACCAAATTCTTATGGTGATGCGAACTATGGACTTTTTGAATGCTTTGAAATGTCCACAGTAAAAGAAGAGAACTTTGGTGTTACTTCATATCAAAGTGTTGTGACTGGATATTTTGAGTTTAGTGAAAAGTTTTTTGAAACCTGTCCAGACAATGTAAATATCCACGATTATTTTCAGACTGAAAAATATTTTAAGAATGTAGAAGATATCATCCGTAGAGATTTTGAGTTTAAGAATGATATCAAAGAGCCTTGTTTGGAAATTACAGAACAGTATAAAGACTTTATTTTCCTACACGTTCGTCGTGGTGATTACTTAAGTCAACCACAATATCATCCCGTCTGTTCACTTGAATATTATCAAAAGGCATTAGCAGAGTTTCCTGATGATGTTCCCGTCTTTGTATTTTCTGATGATCTTGACTGGTGTAGAGAAAACTTTACTGATGATAGGTTCCTAATTCCTGATGAGAACCCACTTTATAATCATCTATCAGATACTAATGATGGGAGAGTCAGATCTCCGATTCCGTATTATGATCTTTGTATGATGAGTATGTCTTCTGGAGGAATCATTGCAAACAGTTCTATGAGTTGGTGGGGTGCCTGGTTACAGAACGGTCGTGGAAAAGTCATCGCACCAAAGACCTGGTTTGGTTCTGCTTATGCCGACTATAATATGTCAGATTTAATTCCAGAGGGATGGATTCAATTATGAAAGATCTAACTTATATTATGCCGACGAGAATTGAATCTGAGGATCGGTTAAAGAACATCATCACCTCTGTAACTTATCTCCTCAAGAATTTTCCAGAGGCAACGGTGATTGTTAAGGAAGTTAGTGATCACGCAACGTTTAAGTTTCGTGCGATTCCAGAGATTAAGAAGTATGTGAGCGTTGATAATCTTCAGTATATCTTTGAAGAAAACACGGAAGATCTATTTCATAAGACTCGGATTCTTAATGATCTGATTCTGATGGCAAAGACAAAAGTTGTTTGTAGTCATGACGTTGATGTCATCTACCCTATGAGTAGTCATCATCAAGCATATCAAACGATCATGAATGGAGAAGCAGATGTAATCTATCCTTATGGTTGTGGAGTCTATCAGTTTCAAGTAGACTATCCGATGGAAGTTTTTCAATCATTTCTTGAAAGTGGATTTGATATGAGAGTTATTGATACCAGATGTAGAACAGAATCCTCTACGATTGGTTGGACGCAATTCTATTCTAGAGAAAAAGTAATCGCTGGTGGAATGTGGAATGAAAACTTCTTATCCTGGGGTGCGGAAGATTGTGAATTTTATTTTCGGTTTAATGCTTTAGGATATAAAGTCGGTAGAATCAATGATTGGATCTGGCACTTTGAACATTCCAGAACACATAATTCCCATTATCACAATCCAAAGTTTATGGACAATCACAACCTGTGGCAGTGGTTAAGGGAGCAAGATAAGGATACGATTGTGAAATATATGAATCAACAGGAATACTTGGCACGGAGATTTAGTGATGCTCGCATTTAATCATTTAGGACATCTGGGTAGACTGGGCAATCAGATGTTTCAGTATGCCTCATTGAGGGGCATTGCTGCCCGTAGAGGATATGACTTTGGTATTCCACCTTCTAAGTTTGAGGATGAGTGGAGATCTCATCAGTTGTTTGAAGTCTTTGATCTTCCAAATCTTCCTAGATCAAATGTCAAGTATTTGGATGGTGGTAATGCTCCTGTTGCTCAAGAACGATTCTTTCATTTTGATCAACTGTTATTTGATCAGTGTCCAAATGACGTATCACTGTTTGGATTCTTTCAGTCGGAGAAATACTTTAAGCATATAGAGAATAGTATTCTTGAAGACTTTACGTTCAGAGATCACATTCTAGAACCGTGTAAAGAGATTGCTGAAGGTTTTGACAATCCAGTTTCTCTTCACGTTCGTCGCACAGACTACTTGACAAATAATGCGAATCATCATAATCTAGACTTGAGTTATTATGAAGAAGCACTGAAACATTTTGATGGGAGACAGGTCATTGTTTTCTCTGATGATTCAGAGTGGTGTCAGGAACAAGAACTGTTTTCGGATGATCGGTTCCTTGTATCCGAATCTGGTGATAATAAGATTGATCTGTGCCTGATGACTTTCTGTACGGGACACATCATTGCCAATTCATCGTTCTCCTGGTGGGGTGCTTGGTTGGCAAAGAGTGAAAAGGTCATCGCACCATCAAAGTGGTTTGGTCCGAATAATGCCGATAAAGAAACCAAAGATTTAATTCCTGAAACTTGGACTGTCATCTAATGGATAAAAATAAATCAACACATAAACTTAAAGGATTGCCGCCAATTTACTATCTCAATCTGGATGATCAACCAGAAAGAAAAGAGTATATGGAAGATCAGTTTAAATATTGGGAGATTGAGAATTATACTCGTATTTCTGCTTATGATGGTCGTGATGATGATTTGAGCGACATCATTAAGGGTCGGTATCCAGAAACAATGACATCTGGCGAGATTGGATGTACTACTTCTCACTTAAAAGCAATCAAGCATTGGTATGAGACATCTGATTCTCCATATGCGATCATTATGGAAGATGATGTAGATCTTCAAATTGTAAAATTTTGGAATTTTACATGGTCTGATTTTGCTTCTAAAGTTCCTTATGATTGGGATGTGATTCAATTAGCAATCATTTGTACTGGAGCATTGCATATAAAACTTCACAAGAGATTTGTGAATGATTTTTCAACAGCTTGCTATATGATTACTCGTCATCATGCTGAGAAACTACTAAAGTTTCATGTTCGTGATGGCAAATACAAACTGGATCAGGGTGTAAAACCAAGACCTGTTGCTGATGATTTAATTTACAATTCTGGTAATACTTTTTCTATTCCATTATTTCTTTATAGAATTGAGTTAGGATCTTCTATTCATCCTGAACATATTGATGTTTTTCATCGCGCAAGTCATGATGGTTTGCTTGAATTTTGGCAGAAGCAAGGATCTGATATGACTATTGATGACCTTATGAACTATGATCCATATTTGGGTAGAATAACCGAATCTTCTCAACCTCAACAGTAAGCATTTATACTTATAATGTTTTCATATTCTGACAAAGGGGGCTTGACACCCCTTTCTTTTTACTATATACTTGTGTAACAGTTCTTCACAAAACTTATATGACTGTAACAAAAAATGAATTTGGGCAAATGAATATGTTTGCCAAAGAACCTGCAATGTACATGACGAAAGAGGATCTTGAACGTTATGGTATCGAACCTTATGCAGAACGGGCAGAACGAGCAAATTCACGCTGGGCAATGGTCGGTATTATTGCTGGCGTTGTTTCTTATGCTATCACTGGCAACTTCTTCTTCGGAGTCTTCTGATGACTGAAGCAATCTTCACATTCACTGGGGTTGCGTTCCTGGTGCTTCTGTGCTATTCTGTTGAGAAAGTTTGCGAAACTTATTGAAACTTTATGACTTTCAACGTTACTCTTCGTTCCTCTGATGGAACCGAAACCACTATTCAATGCCCTGAAGATCAATACATTATTGATGCTGCCGAATATGCAGGAGTAGATCTTCCCTTCTCTTGTAAGGCAGGTGCCTGCTCTGCTTGTGCTGGCAAAGTTATCTCTGGTGAGATTGATAACGAAGAACAATCTTTCCTTGATGACGATCAGATGGCAGAAGGGTTTGCTCTCCTTTGTGTAGCATATCCTAAGTCTGACTGTGTGATCCTCACCGAACAGGAAGAAAATCTGTGAGTGCTGGAATGCTCGGGCAACTGAGTATTGCCCTTCAAGAACTTGTAGAATCTGGTGTCTGGTCTAATGATGACGAACTCAAAGTTTGTGTCGCAGGCACTCTACCTAAAGACAAATTTATTGTAATTCAAAACACTACTAAAAGGGAGAAAACCAAATGAAATTTGGATGGACTGAACAAGCAGAAGCACTTAATGGAAAAATTGCTATGCTTGCGTTTGTAGTTATGGCGGGTACATATCTCACTACCGGTCAACTCATTCCTGGAGTATTCTGACTCTAAATAAGGAACAGAGTTTTTAAAGTCTTATGCCTAGAGGTAGACTCACGAAAGATGAGATTAAATGTGCCGTTCTCAAACTCAAACATGAGTTGTATAATGAGAACGTCACCTGGACCTCGGACCCCAAGTCTCTAGCGCAGACGTATCTCAACCGAGTCTTAGATAAGATTGATGAGTTTGGGGGTTGACAGGTCCGGGGTCCTTATGTTATGATAAATACATCAACGGGGTTAAGAAATGTAACAACTTCTAAGACCTTGTGACCGTGCTGAAAAGGGACGCTAACTCCTTACCGAGACTAAGCACGTTAAATACGTCTCTCATACCTTCACTTGAGGGTAGTGAAGGAATAACGCAAAGTCCAATCCCTATGGATATTTCTTATTCTTTTAAAGCTTTTATGACTGCTACAATTTCAACACGCCGTTCTGGCGCAAATGCCTGGGAACAATTCTGTAACTGGGTTACTTCAACCGATAATCGTCTTTATGTGGGGTGGTTTGGAGTTCTTATGATTCCTTGCCTGCTTGTTGCTACTTCGGTTTTTATCATTGCATTTATTGCAAATCCCCCTGTAGACATTACGCTTTAATCGGTGTCCCTTACTCGTAAGAGTATTGACGAAACTGGGTGAATTGCTGGAAACCGAAAGGCAATCAGCAGCCAAGCCTTAGATACATCTAAGGAAGGTTCAGAGACTACCTGAGGAGTTGAGTCTCCTTAATAACAGGTTTAAGTGCCCAGCCCCTTCTATGAAGGGTGAAGATATAGTCCACACATCTACTGTTGACTTTTTTATTTCAAATGTTGTATAAATAATACAGTATTTGAGAACCAAATGTTAAACTTAACTGAAACTGATGTTGCTTGGATTGCTGGTATTTTAGAAGGTGAAGGATACTTTGGGATAGACAATCGTTCCAAAGACCGTTATGAAGTTTCTAAAACACCACCATCACCTTATATTAGAGTTTCTATGGTAGATGAAGATATTATCCAAAGGTTAAGTAAACTTTTAGATAAGTCTTATTTCTTACCATCAAGAAAAACTGTAAAAGGTAAACAAGTTTATACACTTCACATCGGAGAAAAAGAAAAGGTCTTATTCATTCTACAAAAAATACTTCCTTATATGGGAGTAAGACGAGGAGAAAGAATAACCGAATGTATTTCTCATCTACAAACTTGGAAAGAGTGGGTAGAAAATGGTGGAAGAAGTGAAATGGCTAAGTTAGGTTATGAAGCAAGACTTGATGAGTATGGTACTTGCTCTGGTGGAAATCCAAATGGAATAAACCAGTTTACAAAATCTCAACAGAAACAACCTAAGTCAGAAGATATGGTTGTTTGTTAGATGATGCGATGGGATCAGAGAACCTGTTGCTGGGTCTCTAATGTACGGCAACAACATCTAGATGGTGTCACTTACGAGTAATCGTAAGAAGTAAATTGGGTGAATTGCTGGAAAGGGATAACCACTCCAATCAGCAGCCAAGTCCCGAGTACACTTGGGAAAGGTTCAACGACTACCTGAGGAGTTCAGTCTCCTTAATAACAGGATTAAGCGCCCAACTCCTTTATGCTATAATTAGTATAAAGGATGAAGATATAGTCTAACTTCCATGATAACTTACTTAGCGATACGACTTTCTAACGGAGATTATTATTGGGGTTCAACCTCAATGACCCTCAAAAAAAGGGAAAGATTTCATAGAAAGTTTAAAGGAAATGACCATTTTCATAACTCTCTTAAAAAGTATCCCAATGATTGGATATTTCTAGAAATATTCAATGAAGATACTGACAAAAGAGAAACTGAAAGAGAAATGCTTTCTATCCATTACGGTAGAAATGGTTGTTTAAATCTTTCTAATGAACCTCAAGGTTGGGGAACTGGTAAAAATCATGCCAGAAATAAAAATCCTCAATATTGGGAGCATTTGAAAGGTGATAATCACCCAAGACGAAAAAATCCTGAAAA